CAAGGGCCCGCGAAACGGGCCCTTGTCGCATCTGCGTCACTGGCGCGGCAGGTCGGGCGCGCCTTCGTACCAGGTGAGGTAGTAATCGCATAGCGCCTGCCCGCCGGTGCCGGTAGTCGTGTCGAGGTTCGTGACGACGATCAGATAATCACGGTTCGGTGCGAGCACGCGATCCGCGCCCGGGGCGAGCCCGCTGCCCGTGCGCCCGGCCGCTTGGTTGGCACCGTAGATATGCGTGGGATCGCCCCACGGCGTACCGTTCGATGTGGTCGTCACGCCACCGAGCACGGTCACGGTCGACGTCTGCGGAATGATGTCGTTGTAGTTCTGCACCGGAATGGCCGTACCGCCCGAAATGCCCGTCGGCGCTTTGAACAGCTGCAGGCCGACAGAATTGCCGAGCGCGTAGAGCGCACGATCCTTGATCAAGACAGGCTGCGCGGCAGTGCGGAACGCAATCTTCACGGCGTTTGTGCCGCCGCCCGCGATTGTCGGCAGCATGTACTGGAAATAAAATTGATACCCAAGCTTGACGTTCGACTCGACGTAGCCTTGCACGTTCAGGGCGCGCAGGCCTTGGAATGCGAGATCGGCAATGGCGCCATCAGTAACGTAGGCAGTGCCCGACAGCGGGCCGGTGCTGCCAGTGACGCCCGTGAACGTGAAACGCAAGGCACGGTAGTGCCCGTGCTCGGTGAGCGCGATCGTGCCGCCGCCCGCGAGCGCCGTGGCGAGGTTGATTGCCGTTGCGCCCTGCAGCACCTGATAGGTGCCTGTCCACTGCAGCCCTTCGACCTTGAGCGTGCCGGCCGCCGGCGCAGGACCGAACAGCTGCACTTCGACTTGACCTTTGCTGCCCTGTGCCATAGGCACGCTGACGACGCCGTTGGCGATCGGAATGGTGATAGGAGTGTTGGTCGGCATCGCGTCCTCGTAGCGTGCGCCGCTCTATGCGCTTGCATGGAATGCAATGCCGGCAGCTTCCGGCGAGTTTACTATTCGTCGAATGAAATGATCAAGGCCCGCAATGCGGGCCTTGATCTGGATCAGGCACTTCGACGAATCAGCGCTTGTAATCCTTAGCGACGTCCATTACGTGCCGCAGGTTCATGTTGCAGTCGCGCGCGAAGTCCGCGCCGTGCTGCGCACGGCGTTGCACCGCGTATCCGATCGCCTCGGCTTGCTTCGGGCTCTTGCCCGCTTCGATCTCCGTCCGAATGTTCTCCGACCGGCTCTTGTCGCTCTTGCCTTCGATCAACGGCATGACGTGCTCCTTGGCGCGCCGCCTGGCGCGCGTTGCGTTACGCGATCGGCGTGAATTGCAGCTGATTGAACACGAACACGATCACGGCCGGTTGCAGAATCTTTTTGCCGGCGGCGGCCTTGAACGAGCGCATGAAGCCGCGCTTGTACTCGTAGCGCTTGCCGACGGCCGGGTTCGTAATCGTGAGGTCTTGCTGCAGTTTCGTGCGGTTCTGGAATTCGTACATCCAGATTTGCTCGAACTGCGCGAGCGACGGCGAGTCAGCCTGCAGCGTGATCGTCAGCGGCACTTCGTTGAACACGAAGCCGGCCGACAGCGTGCCGTCGATACCCATGCTGTATTCGCCGTTTTCGACCGCATCCGGGTCGAACGCGTCGTCGGCGGCGTAGCCCTGGATGCGCTGCGCGGTCGGAAATAAGGCTTCCGTCGTGCAGTACATCGTCGAGTTGGCCGTGGTAAGCGTTCCAGCCATTTGTGATTCTCCTTGCGTATGGTGTTGGAACGGGGCCGAAGCCCCGCCCGCTTAGATCACGGCGTTCGAGCCGATCGTCAGTTCCTGGATGCTGCCGCCGTCCGAGTACCAAAGTGTGCAGGCCGGCGACGTGCGGTTCTGGCGCGCCTGGCCCGGATTGGCGGGGTTGCCGATCAGGAAGTACCAGCCGCGCGTCTGCACGAGCGCGCCGGCACCGGCGACGCCGGCAACCGCGTCGATCTGCTGCAGTTGCGAGTTCGTAAGCGTCACGCCGGCGCGGATGATACCCGACGTCACGGCCGCATCGATCACGTCGACGCCCGCGCGGTAGTTCGCGGTGTAGCCGTCCTCGTTGTACGGCAGCGAGTTGTAGGCGAGCATCGCCTCGAACTCGGCACGTTGCAGCTCGGCGTTCAAGTAAATCTGGTCGAGATACGTGTCGACCCACAGGAACTTGCCGGACAGTTTGCCATCGTACGCGATCGTGTAGTTGTTCGCCGCGTTCGCGTACGCGCCGATGTACGTGTAGTTGTTCGAGCGCAGCGCGTTCGCCGTCGGCAGGTCGTGCGCCGTGGCCGGCACGCCCGCGTTGAACTGGCGGAACGCGAGCACCGTGCGGCCGTTGCGCAGCTGGAAGTTGATCGACGCGGCGTAACCCATGACGGCGCCGGCGGTCGCTTGGTCGCCGTACAGCGGCAGCGTGCCTTGGTACGGCGCGGCAAACACTTGCGCGCCGAACGAAGCCGCGTTGTTCGTGACGATCGACGCTGCCTCGAGATCGGGCGCGACGTACATGTACTTGTACGCCTGACCGCTGTTCCAGGCCGCGAACGCGAGACGATCGGCAATCACGGCCGTCCAGGCAGTCGTGAAGGTCGCCCAATTGCGCGACAGGCCGACCGCGCGGTTCATCGCGCTTGCCGGCGTATCGGCGGCGACACCGGCAGCCTGCAGTGTCGCGCCGGCGGCGGCCGACAGACCGAGTTCGTCGGCGAGATTGTTCGTCCCCGTCACAGCCGAGATCGCGGCCGCCGTGCCGGTCGTGTTCGTCACGACCGTGAAGCGATTGCGCAGCGCGTCATACGCGACCACAAAATCCGGCGACGTGAATGCGGCTTCGATCAGCGTCGCAGCGTTCGCGAACGACGTCGCAGCGGCGAGGCTGATGTTGGCCGAGACGTGCTGCGCGGCCGTCGTAACCGTCAACGTGCCGCTGTAGCCCTGCAGCTGCGCGAGCGTGATGCCCGTCAGCGGAATGCCGTAGACGCTCGCCGGCGCATCCGCCGCGACGTAGCGCGCGAACTTCAGATCGTACGGCAGTTGACCGCCGTTGACGATGCCCGGAAAGTAGGCGTCGGCGATCTTCGCCTCGTTCGACAGCGCGCCGAACCAGTTCTCGACGTCCGTTTTCTGGAAGAAGTCGGCCAGCTGGCCGGGCTGCACGGACGTATCCTGCGTGAGCACGAGGCCGGTGAGCCGGCCCGGCGCGCCGCCCGCCCCGATGACGCCGGGCAGCATCTGCACGATCTGGTCGATCGGAATGGTAGTGGTAGGCATACGCCCTTTCTCCTTGTGCGCGCGGCGGCGCGCGGTTGAATTAAACTATCGCTTCGCGCGATTCTATCACTCGAATCAATCGAGCGGAACAATGTCGACGGGCGTCGCCGTCGTTGCGGGCACTTCGGTAAAGAACTGCTGCGGCGCCGTCGCGACCTGGTTGACCTGCGCGTGCAGCTTGACCATGTAGCGTTGCTCGTACTGTCCTTCGCCGTTGACGATGTTCAGCTGTTGCGGCTGATCGGCGTAAAGCGGGATCAGCGCAGTGCCGCGCAGCGCGTCGGCCGACCACATCGTTCGCCACATCGCAGCGATTGTATTCGCCCAATCGGGCGCCTGCGGGCCGTAGCAATCGACCTGATACCAGTAGCCGGTGTGCAGCTCGTTCGAGACAGTGCCGGCCGTCGCGTCATACGTTCGAATGGTTTGATTGAGCGCCTCGCGCACGCCGGGCCGGATCAGCGCGTACGTGCCGTACAATGTCGACGTCGCGTTCTGGTCGGCCTTTGCGATCTGCGAGGCGAGCGCCGGATCGAACAGGGACGTAACCCATCCCCAAAGCGTATCGAACACTTCGTCTTCGGACGGGCGCAGCGTAACGGGATTGGTCATGGTGTCGTGGTAGCGCCGGGCGGCAATGGCGGCAGGCCGACCGGCAGGTTGGCGCCGTTCTGCAGATAGCCGAGCAGCGTCTGGATATTGGCGGCGTTAAGCTGCTGCGTGACCTCGAAGGCGCACCAGTCGGGCCACCACTCGAGAAATTGCGTGATGTACCACCAGCCGCCACGGAACGCGGCGAAGTCGCCACCCTTGCCGAGCGGACGCGACAGGTCGTCGAATTTGCCGTACGCGTAGACGGTCAGGAACGAGTTCGTGTACAGCGCGCCGCGCTCGTGCTGCAGCGGCGTGTGCTTCTGCGCCTGAATCTGCAGCTGCGCGTCGACGCTCGAAAACGTCGGCGTCAGGATGCCGCGCACGTTGTTGCGCCCGGTCGACACGAACATCGTGCCCGGCTCGTCCGGGTTCACCTGTGTGATCGCGCCGCGCACGATATCGTGCAAATTCACTTAACGATCTCCTGCTCAACCGAATTCAGCAAGTGCGACGTCCAGATCAGGCCGTGGTTGAAGCCTTTCTTCCCGGCCCAATCCGCGCTGTTGTCCGCCGGCCATTCGCTGATAGTCGTCTTGATGTCGTCCTTCATCGCTTGGCCGATCTGGCCCATCGCGACTTCCGCGTCGTAGCCCATCGTCATCATTACCGTGAGCCCTTTGATCCATTCCGCGCTGCGGTCGGCAATCGTCTTTTCCATGAACGGCCGCGCCGGCAGCTTCGAGGTGCCGTAATTGAGCGCCATCGCGATCATGGCGACGGGCAGGCCGGCGCGCGGGTCTTTCGTCAGGATCGTGCCGTCGGCGAGCTTCTTGCCGGACTCGTCCGGGTACGTCGCGCCCGCGAGCACGCCAGCTTTCACCGACATCGAACGGTATCGATCCTTCGGCAGGGTGAGCCCGCGTCGCGTGACGCTCATACGCCGCCCGGAATCTGGATAGTCGGTTGCCCGTACGCGCGCGCCGTGCCGATGCCGCTGCCGCCGCTCACCATGTAGCGCGCGCTGCGATAGCGCGCCGTCGCCATCCAAAACATCGCGCCGTACTGCGTCTGGTTGTACCAGGGCGCAATGGCCGAGCCTTCGGGCAGCTTGAATTCGAACGACGAAGACACGGTGCCTTCCGCCGCGCTCGACAGCCGGCCCGGCGGCCGACTATTGGCCGACGTCGGCGTCGCGCCAAACAGCGTCAACAGATGCGCAACGAGCATGTTGAACAGCTCGCGCAACACATTGTCGTCCGTCACGGGCGAACCGCCCGTGTTGTCGAGCAGCGCGGTTTGCGCCTGATTGAACATCGCCTGCAGGCGCGGCGTCGCTACCGTCGCGAATTCCGGATACTCGGCTATGAACCCGGCCGGGTCGAACGTGATGCGGTACGGGGGCGTGCTCATCAGGCGTCTCGCTTACTCGGCGTTCGGGTCTTTCGCGCCTTCGCGCTGGATCGTCACGCCGCCGTGGATGCCCGGATTCTTCGGGTCGATCGGGTTGAAGCCGGCGTTGACCTGTTCGCGTTCTTCTGCCATCGCGGCAGCGTCGTTAGCATCTGCGAACGCGAACACGTGTTCGTTGCGCAGCCACTTCGCTTCGGCGTAGACGACCTGAATCGCATCCCAATCCTTCGCGAGGATATAGGTCATGCCGTGGCCGGCAACGGCCTGGCGCGAATGCAGACCGTTCAGCTCGATTGTGCGGCCGTCGGGCATCCGCACGGCGAGGCCGTGCGGCAGTTTGCAGGCAACGCGCACCATGCCGTTACCGGTTTTCTTCTTCGACTCGACTGCGGCCATGTGCAGGGCTCCTTGACTTGTGAAATGAATTCGGGGCGGACCTTGAAGGGTACGCCCCGAACGTTAGCACAAGTCTATCGGAATGTCACGGTTGATAGTCGCGCACGCGCCGCTGCGCCGTCTCGAAGTGCTCGACGTCGTTTTCGATACCGATGAACGCGCAACCCGCCTGCATTGCTGCAAGCGCGGTCGATGCGCATCCCATGCAGTTATCAAGCACAACAGCGCCCGGCGCGGCGTGCGTACGGATCAGATATTCGAGTAACGCAACAGGTTTCTGCGTAGGGTGCAGTTTGCTGCGCTGCTTGTCACTCGCGAAGCGCAGCACCGAACGCGGATAACGTTCGGTCGAATCGTACGAACTCACCGCCTGCGCGCCGTAGTTCGACGAATAGCCCAAACGTGTAGACGTCTTGCGCACGTGGCCGCTCGTCTTGATCGGCCGGTATGTCGGTGCGCGATCGCAAAACACGAGAATATTCTCGTGCGCCTTGAGCGGCGCGCGTTTCGCATTCAGGAAGCCGGTCGCGTTGGTCTTCTCCCAGATCCACTCGTAACGCAATTCGGGGAGATTGGACGCGCCGAGTACCTTATCGAAAGGCGTCTGCGCAAACAGCAACACCGGCGCGCCCGGTTTGCAAACGTGCCGATACGCTACCCACAAACGCGATAGATCAAGCGGCGTATCCCATCGGTTGCGCGTCGTGCCGTAGGGTAGGTCACACAGGACGAGATCGACGGATTGTGCGGGCAACTCGTGCATCGCGAGCAGGCAGTCGCCGAACATCAATTCACAACGGTTAGCAATTTCAGACATAGGCGTCAAGGATTGAAACAGCGAAAGCGGCGCGCATACGCGCGAAAGCTCGCATCGCCGCCACGGCGCGCCGCGCGTTTGCGCAGGCGCAAGTAGTCGACGCGATCGCGTTCGGCGGCGCGCTCGGCGCGGTCGAGCAGTCGCGCGTCGGTCGCTTCACGTGCGGGGCGCATGGGCGCGCAGGGATTTGAACAGGTCAACGAGGCGAAGTTTAATCGGGTCGTCAACGGGATCGTTCGCATACAGTACGCCTATAGCCGCTGCGATCGTTTCGAGATCGTAATCGGTGACGCCGGCGGGCGGCGTCAATTGCACTTGCAGTGACTGCAGTTCTTGCGCACTGCACTGCGCGGCCATCGAGCGGATTGCGGCGACGGCATTGTCCATCGAGGGCTTGCCGGCAGTCTCGTCCCAATCAGGACGCACAGCGCGCAACGTATCGACGACGGCCGCCCACGCCGCGCGAACGCCGGTTTCCGGATACTCGCGGCGAAGTTCGGCGATGACGTCGTTCAGCTTTTGTTGCATGTCGCGCGCCGACGGATGGCGCATCGCGCCAATGGCAGGTGCGAGCGCTGCGAGTTCCTCGATAGCTTTCATATCAATCTCCGTTTGTGAGTCTACAGATTAGCGACACGTAACGGCTATGTCAAGCGACCCTATTGCGCGGCCATCGCCGCTGCGATACCCGGGTATGTGCGGCTGCGCTCTTTCCAGCGATCAGGCGACGGCGCCATGCGGTGCACGCGAGGCTCTCGACCGTCAACGATGTCGGTCGGGACGAGCGGCGGCAGTTCTTTGAGCCACAGGCAGGTGGCCTTCGTCTCGCCGTGTCCGAACTGCCACGGCTGGATGACTTGATCCGGTTTGCGAATCTGGCTCGAAATGATCGATACGGGGTTCTCCAGTGCGATGCGGGAGATCGGCGCGTCGAGCAGGTAGCGCACGAATGCCAAGGCTTCCTGCTGCACGCCGCTTGCGCGCTTGGCCTCGAAGTGCCGCGCACCGCTGACGGCGAGGTGCGTACAGGGCGGATGGCAGATCATCAAGTCCCACCCAAGGTCGATCACGTCTCGCACATCGCCCTTGTAATGCGGGCCACGCGCTTCCGTGTCGAGCAAATCGCACGACAGCGCGTCATGGCCTTTCGCAATAAACGCATCGCGCACACGCCCGCTGTATTCACATGCCACAAGTACTCGCATAGTTTCTCCTGAAATTTTAGCGAATAGGTTATCTATACGTAACGGCAATGTCAAGCGTGCAGACAAAAGAAACCGCCCGAAGGCGGTTCCTCGTAGCACGGGTAACGCGTTATACGCCGAGCATCTGCGCAACCGCGAACGGGCGGAAGATCACCGCGCCCCAGGTGCCCGCCGACTTCTTCTGACGGAAGTACGACGAATAGCGCTCGATCGAATGCGCACGCATCTTCTCGGTGAACCCGCAGGTTGCCGTGTCCTTACCTTCGACACGCGGCGCCCAGAGCTGCACGAGTCGGCCCGATGCCGTGTCGTACTCCGGAATCGTCACGAATTCCAGCTTCGGGAAGATTTCCTTCAGCTTGGCTGCGGCCGACAGGCCGTATTGGTTCGTCTTGCTCAGATCGGACATCGCCGTCGGCGGCAGGCCCATATGCAGGACAGCTTCTTGCGTGATGATGCCCTGCGACTGCGTTTGCAGCACCTGGAACAGCGTGACGACTTCGTTCACGACCGCTTCGACAGCCGGCGACCCCGACCACGGCGTGGTCGCAGTGATCGGTGCAGACAGCGACGGATCGTTGATCAGGCCGTAGTTTTCCAGGCCTGCCACGCCGAACAGATACGAGCCGTTCAGGAACTTCGCGAGGCCGAGGGCCGACGAATAGTTCAGTTCGCTCGCCAGGTCGACGCGGCCCGCGCCGGCCATTTCCAGCTCGCGCTCGCCCCATCGCGTCCACGTCTGGAAGAAATACGACTGACGTTGCGGGTAGTTGATGTTCGTGCCGCTGTCGCCGTCGGACGAGTAGTCGCCATACGTGGCGACCTTCGTCGTCGGCTCGGCGGTGATGAATGCCGCGACCAGCGTCGTCCAGTCGCCTTTCTTCGATTCGCCGACGAGCTCGGCGGCCTTCATCGGAGCGACGAGGATGTCGATCACCGACGGGTCGACGTAGGTCGTCAGGTAGTTCGGGATACCCGACGAACCGGTCGACGACAGGTGCGGCGACAGGTCGGCCGCGTCCATCGCGTACTCGGCGAGCGGGGTCGAGACGTTTTTAACGCTGCGCGGCAGGATGACGCCGGCCCGCGCGAGGTTCTGAATACGTTGTGCGTCACGCATGTTGCAATTTCTCCTTGATGTAGGTAGGCGGCGCGCGGGGCGCGAGCCCCGCTATGCGTTACGCGCCCGTATTCGAAATCTGGATCAGCGAGTTGACCGTGGCCGATTCGCTGATGAGGATGTAGCCCGTGTCGAGCAACGTCGCCGACACGGTGCCGCCGACGTTGATCTGGCCGGCCACCACGTCCCACAGGATTTTCGTGCCGCGCGACGGCGAGCCGGCTACGACGTCCGCGTTCGCGAAGAAGTCGCCCGTGCCGAACAGCGCGACCGGCATACCCGGCTGGATCGTGTTGCCGAACTCGGCCAGATACGTGACGATCTGAGCATTCATTTCGCGATGCACGAAGCCGATGCGCGACGTCGAGCTCGGCGCGGCGCCCGGCTTGCTCGTGACGGTGCCGTCGGCGTTCAGCACGGCGAACGTGCCGACCGTGACGCCGCTCGAGTCCGCGATCATCTTGCCGTTGGACGACAGCTTGTAGATCATCGGGTTCGAGCTGGCGAAGTCGCCGGCAATGCCTTGCGCCGGCGTGATGTAAACCTGTTTTTGAAACGGCATTGCTGTTTCTCCTTGTCTGGTTAAGGTATCGCGGCTGCGGCGCTGTTAGCCGCGCACCTTGATCTTGGCGAGGTTGGCGTCGATGCGCGACGCGGCTTCATTCGCGCCGGCGCTATCCATCGCGTGCGCGGGCTGAATCGTGCGGCCGTGCGCGGCAGCGACCGACGCGGCGCTCGCGGCTTGCCAGGCGGCGCGCTCGCTGCCCTTGGCGACCTGCGACACGTCGACGCCGATCTGCGTGAGCGCCTCGCGGTAAATCTGGCTTGCGCTGTCGAGCGCAATGTCGCCGCCGAGCACGTAACGCACGTCGCGCTTTGCCTGCTCGACCGCTGCGGCGCGCTTGCGCTCGTTCGCCACAGCAGTGTCGATCGCGGTGCGCACCGACTTCGCATCCATCGCACCGAACGGGGGCGCCTCGCCGCGTGCGGCATAGCCTTCGTGCGGATTCGGCTTCACGGTCGGGTTTTCACCGCCGGCCGGATTCAGCTCGTTGTCCTCGGCGCTTTCATGCTCGTCGTCGGCGCGCGGCGTCGGGCCTTCTTCCTCGTTGTCCTCGGCGCCCGGCATTTCGTCGTCTTCGCTGCCCTGCGGGCTGCGCACGCCGTCCGGTTCGCCGTCTTGCGCGCCAGGTGCGGGCGCAGCACCGCCGCCGAGCTGCTCGAGTTTCTGCAGGATCGCTGCATGCGCCTGCGCGTTTTGCTCGACGAGCTGCTTCAGTGCGGCACCAATCGTGGCGAGTTCGTTGCCGCCACCTTCAGCGCCAGCCGGCGCGGCATCGGCCGGTTGCGCACCGGCTGCCGGCGGCGCGCCTGCGCCCGGCTGTTCGTTTTCGGGAAACGGCATAGCGTTATCTCCATTCAGGGTTGGATTCGGCGCACGCGGTTCGCGAAACGCCGCGTCGGCGACATGAGCGCCGGATGCGCGCCCGTCGTCAACGAGCGCCACATGGTTGCCACGGATAGCCGTCATCCGGCCGTCGTATGCCTGCCCGTCAGCGTCTCCCGAGCGCATGACCGGCACGTAGCGGTAACCGCAGGAAAGGTCGGACAGCTCGTCCGATTCAATCAGGTCGATCGCGTGCCCGTCCCATACAAGCAGGTCGCCGCGCAGGTGCTTGCCGTCGAAGCGCACGTTGTGCACCGAGCCGCCGACATATTCCTTGCGCGGGTTGTCGGCCGTCTGCGCGACGTGCTTGATCATGAGGGGCAAACCCTCGAACGACTTCAGCGTGTCGGGGTGCCCGAGTTCGGTCGGATCGCGGTACAGGTCGTAGACGCGATTCGGATCGAGGCCCAGGTCGGCATAGCCGACCACTTCGCGACCGCGATACGGGTTCACCTCAGCCGTCGACAAGATGCAGTCGCGCACGCGCATGCGGCCGTCGGCATCAAAGCTGCGCGCGGTCTGCTTGTCGAATGCGAAACATACTTCGGGCATGTGTCAGGGACGCATCAGTATCACGTTACGCGGCATCTTAGCACGCCCTTAGCAATTTGCAATCGTCTCTATCTGGTCGATTGGAACTATCAATTGGAGTGGTAAAGGTTTGGTAAATATAATGTAATCATTGACCAACGCAACACGAAGGGGGTGACGATGGACTTCAAACAAAAACGTGCAGCAAGGCGCGAAATGCTCGGTTCGGCTCAGGTTGCACGCGGCTATCGCAAGTACGAAAAGGACGAAAGCACGGCAAAAGCGTGGGATGACGCCGCGCGTAAGCAGCTGTTCCGCTTGAATGGCATGGCGGGCAACTGGTAACAACCGCGCCCGCAGCCTAGCTGGCCGGCTGCGACACGCGGTTAAGCCGCTTCCCTGTACGCCCCAGGAAACCCCGTGATTTCGCCAAGCGCGCCCGGGTCGAATTCTCGACCGCCGGGCGTGCGACCCATTCCCGGAATGATCGTGCGCGACGAGCAGCGGCAATTTATGGCCTCGCCAGGCAACACGCTGCCGAATTTGTCCCCGAAGTCGATACCGACCTGCGTGTTGAAAATCCACTTCTCGCGGCCTGCGCGCACGTGGTTCGGGCGCGGCTCCTTGCCCGCGCTCGAATGCTGCCAGGTCGCCCAATGCAAGCCGAGCTCGCGCTGCCGCGCACTGTTAAACTGCGCCGTCGCCTTGTTGCACTGGTCGCGCGCGATGAAGGCGGCGCGGTTCGTCGTCACCTTGCCGCGCTCGACGAGCTTGTCTTGCAGGCCTTTCAGGTCGCGCCCCGCGATGAAGTGGCGCAGCACTTCGCCTTCGACCGCCGTGTGGTATTCCTGCGAGATCGAGCGGATCAGCGCGACGTTTTCCTGCACCTTCGCCTTCATCACGAGGCGCTGCGAGGGCGTCATGTCGAGCTTGATGTCGAAGCCCGCGTTGCGTAAGCGCGACTGCCACATGCGCTGATTGTCGACGTACAAATCCTCGAACGCGCCGGTCGTCACTTCGCGCGCGAACGTGTCGAAGTAGCGCTGCCAGTAATCGCGCAGGCGCTTCATTTCGTCGAACATATCTGACGACGCGGCGCCGGGCGCCTGCGCGCTGGCGTCCTGTGCGATATCCGGCAGCCGGCCGGTATCGACGTTCGCCTCGAGCGCGCGCCCGTACTTGCGCTCGATCGAGCGCAAGTACGACGCGGCCATCAACGCGACGGCGCGCTCAAGCTTGCGCCGGTACATCGCTTCCGTCTGTCGGTCGACCGAGACGGGCGCGAGTACCTTGTCGTCGCGGCCTGGCATGCGCAGCGGCGCGCGCGCCATTACGCGCGCTCCAGGCGGTCGAGCGCCTTGCACGCAGCGTCAACGATCGCGGCCGTGTCGCGATGAAGCGGATGCGGCAGCTCGTCCGGATCGAACCAGTCGAATGCGGTGTGCTCGTCGTTCAGTTCGACGTCAAACGGGTTGACGTCCGCGACGAACGCGTGGAAGAACTCGTCGTACTTGCCGAGCGGCGCCAGCACGTAATCGCCGGCGTGGCCGGTTTCCTCAAGCGTCTCGCGCCGCGCCGCTTCTTCCGGCGTCTCGCCGTCTTCGACCTTGCCGGCCGGCAGACCCCAATCACCTGCCGGACGCTTCATCAGCAGCACCTTGTCGCCCGCGCGGAACACGATACCGGCGGCGCGCATTGCGGCATCCTGCGCGCCGGCTTCGCGCGGGTTGGCGTTCGCATTCACGTTCGCGGCGGCCGGCGGCGCCGTAGCGCCCGCCCGCGCGCCGCCGGGCGCAGTCGGCGCGCCAGTGTCACCGCCTTCGGCCATGCGCTGGACGTAGGTGAGCACGCCGTCGATATCGTCGTCGGCCGGCGCGCCGGGGTCGTCGTTCGCGTCGAGCTTGCCGGCGTAGGGGCCGTCCGGCTCGGTGTTCAGCCGCGCCGCCACCTGATCAGGGCGGATCACCTGTTCCTGCACGTAAAGCACGTCGGATTGCGCCTGCTTGTACCGGGCTTCGGCGACTTCCAGATCGTCCAGTTCGCGCAGCGCATTCCACTGCCACTTGATCGAGGGGTCGACCGCGCCGAACAACGACAGCTGGATCATCACGATCACATCGTTCATGAGCTGCTGCAGCGCATTGCGCTGGTACGCGCGCACGTAGTCGTACCACACGCGAATCTCGCCTTCGCTCGATGCGTTTAGGCCGGTCGGCGTGATGCCGAGTAGCTTGATCAGCGGGATATGCGAGACGGCGCTCATCTGCTCTTGCGCTTGCGCTTGCAGTGCGTCGAGGCCGGACAGCGGCGTGTTGAATTGGAAGAATTCCTCGGTCGCCTTGTCGAGGAATAGAATGTTCCGGTTGTCGCGATAGCGATTGATCAGCTCCGCGCGCATCGACAGGTCGACATTCGCGCCAGGCGTGAGCGCCTGCGCGAGGTCCATCAAGATGCCCGACACGCTGAACTGTTTCACGATGTCCGACACCGACTGGCGCGTGCGCAGCCAGTTGTCGATGTACGGCATCGCGAGCTGCGTCATGCTGATGCCGGCGAACGAATACGTCGGCTTGAGCATGTCGCCTACCGGCCGGGACACGATCGTGTGCAGGCGCGTCGCATGCACTTCGCTGCCGATCATCCACCACGTCGACGGTTTGTAGAAATCGTCCGCGACCGGGTTGATCGAGTTGTAGTTGTTCGGCGTCACCCAATACGGCTCAACGACACGCAGACCTTGGAACGACCCTTTCGGCACGGTGTACGGGCGCGGCACGAGCGGCGTGTCCATGATCTGGTCGTCGCCTTTGATCTTGAAATACGGGTGCGCGCGGCCGAACGCCTGATCATGGATGACGGTCGTGCGCACCGCGTCGCGAATGCGCAGGCGTTCGATCTCGTCATTGATCTGCTTCAGCTGGTCGCCGTCCGACGTGCTCGCGGCGTTACCGCCGGCGGCCAGGCCGGATGTGTCGGCTTTCTCTTTCGTGCCGCCGATCGCTTCGCCCCAGGTGCGAATGCACTCGTCCGCGAGCACTTCGTGCATCGCGCGGTACTCGGGCAGCTGCGCGAGCAGCACAAGCGTAGGAAAGCCCGGGAAACCGGACGACGTGACGAACGACAGCGCGTCCATGCTCGTGCCGTTGAAGTCGAGCGCATAGGACGCGGCGCGACGTTCGCGGGGCGTGTAGTTGCTCACGTCCACTTCGAACTGACGCGCGAGGCGCAGCGACGGCGACGGTTCGGCCACGGGCGCCGCGTCGAGCGCATTGAGCGCGCCGCGCCGGCCCATGTCGGCTGGTACCGGCTGCGCGGCGGTCGCCGTCGCGATCGTAGCCGCAGCGGCCAGCGCGGCCGCCTTGGCGACTTCGGGCCGGCGGCCGGTGTGCGCGAGCTGCGTGCGCTTCTTTGCGTTTCGTCGGGACATGGTTACGCCTTGTTCAGGATATCTCGTGTGATCATAGCAGCGATGGGGGTGCGCAGGCAAAGCTGATGCAGCGCGATCGTCATGCCGTCGACGCTATCGTCGTGGCCCGTGACCGTATCGGGAAAGCTCGTGATTTCGTTGACGACGGGCCCGATGCCGGGCCGCTCGTCCGGGTGCGGCAGCATGACGCAATTGTTCGACCAGACCCATGCGACGGCGTGCGCGCGCGCCTCTTTCGAGCCGAGCGGCGGCACGCCTTCGAGCATCGGAAAGTGCTTCTTCAGCATATCGATCAGCGCGGCGCCGTTCGCCGCTTTTTCGATGTAGACGCGCGACACGGCGGCATGTTTGCGTTTCAGATCGGCAATTGCCTGCGCGGTCGCCATGAAGGCGAGTTTCTCGCGTCGCCAGTCGATCAGCCATACGCGCTCGTCCGCCGTCTTGCCCCACACGCCGACGAACACGAAGTCGGACGCCTGGCCGTCCTTGAATGTCGCATCGCACGACATGATCACGCGCACGAACTGTTTCGGCAGGTCAGCGGCGTGATAATACTGCAAGTGCTCGCGCGGGAAGATCGCGCCAAATTCGGACAGCGGCACCTGCTGGTACATCGCCGACCACCAGAATTCGCTGATGTTGCGGCGCATTTCGCGCAGCTTGTCGGCCGAGTGCAGGTGCGGCACGAGTGCGCCAAGCGGCAAGTCCGGGTTGTAGCCGATCTGATCCGGATCGTTCAGCGCGGGGAACGACAGCAGCGTGAAATTCGGTTGGCCTTCCATCTTCCGCCGAACGCGCGCAAGCAGATCATTCGCCGACCAAGGCGTACCGATCAGGATGACGCCCGACAACTGCTGCAGACGCGTGAGCAGCACCGAGTCGTACCAGTTCTCGAGCCCGTCCTGCACGACGGCGGACAACGCTTCTTCGGCATTCTTCGTCGCGTCGTCAATGATGCCGACATCGATCGAGAAGCCGGTCAGCGGGCCGCCGACGCCGACGCCACGAAACTCGCCGCCCGCCGGCACATCGAACTCGTTTGACGTGTCCTTACCGCCCTTAAAGCCGATCAGCGATACGTGCGGAAACACGGCACGATAGACGGGCTCCTTCATGATCGACTTTGCGTCGGTCGCATTGCGCCGCGCAAGCGGCAGCGCGTACGTTGCATTGGCGATCCGCACGGCGGGCAGCAAGCCGGTGAGCCGGCCGTACAGGTACGGCGCGAGGCAGCGCGAAATGAGCGACGATTTGCCGTGCTGCGGCGGCGCGGTGAGCATCAGCACCGGACGTTTGCCTTCGAGCAGATCGTCGATGAATTTATCAATCTCGGCGCAGACGCGCGCGCTGAACGCCGAATGACGGTAGCGCGGCCGGTGCACGAGCGATACGAACGCGGCGAAGTTCGTGCGCGCCAGGTTGATCAGGAACGCAACCGGATCGACGACTGCGCTTGGCGTGCCAAGAGCGGCCGGCGAGCTCGCAGCGACTACGGGCGGTTCGACCAGCGCGGCGTTAGCGCCCATCAAGTAACCCCATTGCGGCGAGCTCCTTCAGCTGCTCGACGACCACTGCGCGCTGCTCGTCCGACACCGTGTCGACAAACGATGCGCCGTTCGCCACTTCGATCACGGCCTTGTCGAAACCAAGCAGTTTCACGAGCATTGCGAACGCTTTGTCCTTGCTGCGCATTTTCGGAACGATGATGCCGTGTTTCACATCGAACCCCTCGACGTAACGGCCGAACCGCCGCGATTTGAGCAGGTCGTGATCGATCTCGAAGCGCTCGATCGCACCGACGCCGCCGCACGTGACGCACGTTGTGAGCGTGCCATCGTCAAACACGTCCGTGCCGCCGCGATCGTTCCATTTGCGCTCGCCGCCCACAGTGCCACTCCCGCCACAGTCCGGGCAGGTTGCGGTGCGCACCTTCAACAGGTCAGCGAGGTTCTCGTTGATGAGGTCGACGAGGTCCGCGACGAGCGAGGCTTTGATCGGTTGCAGGTCAGCCATACCGGCGAGTGTAACGCAATCGTCAAGGCAAAGCGATAGCCGAAAGCTATTGAATGGCCCACCTTTGACCGATCTTTGATGCGAACTTTACCGAATTTCACCACTTTGGTGCACGCCAGTGACAGATGACAGATAGTGACAGCAAATTCCTTATGAGACCTCTGTAAACCTAAAAATGACGAAAGCTGTTATTGAGAACTATTCCATACTTTCTCTCTTTTCACTCTACTACTTATTGTTGTTGTATCTGTCATCTGTCATTCATTCATTCATAAGAAGGGTTATATATAATAGAATCAAAGGGTTAGGGTAGTGACAGATAGCCGATGACAGATGATGACAGATAGCCTATCCGTCACTAGCGAAGTGCGACTAAACGCTGGACAAAGCGCGAACGTATGCTAAGATTGCGCGACCTACAACACCAAGGACAAGTCATGTCGAATCCCGGCGTCGTCGAACACTCCACACTCTCAATCTCAGGCCGCGAGCGGTGGCGCAATTGCCCGGCGTCAGTCACGCTGTCGAAAGGCATGCCAGACAACTCGTCACCCGCCGCTGCAGAAGGCACATGCGCGCACACGGTGGGCGAGTTCTACGTGCGACAGCACTTCGACCTGCCCGGCGCCGCGCCGCGCGGAACCGAAGCGCCCCTGCAAGCCGTTCCGGAAGGACTCGATCTGAAGGGCAAAACCGTTGAGGAATGGAACGACGATCTGCGCCGACACGGCAAGGCGTACCGCGACTTCATCATTTCGCTCATCCCGCCGGGTGTCGAAGCGTTCGTATCGCTCGAGCAGCGCGTCGCGGCCAAGACGATCGACGGGCGACTGTTCGGCACGGCCGACTGCTTGATCTGGTGCCCGGGCGCCCGCGTGTTGATCGTGGTCGACTACAAGTACGGCTTCATGGTCGTCGACGTCGGCACGGCCGAGAAGCCGAATGCGCAGCTCGCGGCGTACGCCGTCGCCGCGCTCGACTCGTGCACGCTGCAGGCGAATGGTGTCATGCTCGCGGTGTTCCAGCCGCGTCGGAACATCGGCGAACCCGGTCACAAGGTCTACCTGTCCGCCGAGCACGTCGCCGCCGAGCAGCAGCGCATGCGCGAGGAAGTCGTGCGTGTCGACAAGGCAACTGCGAGCCCCGATCTGTTCATCGTTGCGGGCGACCACTGCCGCTACTGCAAAGCGAAGCCGGCCTGCCCGCGCATGCAGGATGCACTTCAGATCGCGTTCGACGTCAACGCCGGCCGGCGCAGCATCCTCGACATGCCCGAGGATGATCTGATCGCGCTGTACAGCGCGCGCAGCGGCGTGAAGTCGTTGTGGGAGGACGTCGAGCAGCGCATCGAGCTGCTCGCGCAGCGGGGTCACGACGCGCTGACGATCAAAACGTCGCCAGGGCGCCGGATGTGGCGCAACGCGAAGGCCGCCGCGCTCACGCTGCTCGCGCTCGACCGCACCGACCTGCTGCAGCCGGTCGCGCTATCCGAAGCGATCGCGCACATCCCCGAAGCGCTGCACGACGACCTGATCGGCAAGTCGCGCGATTCGCAATCGATCGTCGTCAAGACGCCGGCCGCGCCCGGCGCTGTCGCGGACACGTTCGCGAAATATGCGAAAAGTGTTGACACGACACAGGACAAGGCTTAAAGTTGTGCTTACCGTGAACGGCGCGCAGATCGGCGCGCCCCGGGCTCCAACGTCAAAGTGGCGCGTCGTTCGCGGTCTTTGTAAGCTGTTAGCTTTAAACTTCGGTAACTCTTTCTTTAATCTTCGAACAAGGAAACGCATGTCCACCATCGACAAACTCGCCGGCTACGAAGCCATCCTGACGCACCACTCGATCGTCACGCCCCAGATCAACAAGCTCAAGCCGACGAAGCCGGCCGAGTTCTACGCGCTGATCGCGCTGCCCGCCGCTGCGCAGGCCGATCTCTGGGCAATTCTCTGCGAGCGCGCTACGTCCGCATTCGGGCACGCGAACAACTTCGAGCACGGCATCAAGACGAACGCCACAAGCAAGAAGCCGATCGCAGGCGTTCCGGGCGATGCGCTCGTCGTGCGCGCTGCATCGCAATACGCGCCGGAAATCTACGACGCCGACGGCACGCTGCTGAACCCGCAGAACCCGGCGCACCTGCAGACGATCAAGGCGAAGTTCTTCGCCGGCACGCGGGTGCGCACGATCCTGACGCCGTTCCACTGGACGTTCCAGGGCCGCAACGGTGTGTCGTTCAACCTCGCCGGCATCATGCTCGTACCGTCCGAAGCGCAACGCCTCGCGATCGGCGGCGTCGACACCGCGAGCGCGTTCAAGAAGTTCGCGCAGCCCGGCACCGGTGGCGTCCCGGCCACTGCTGGCGCGCCGACGGACGCCGCAGCGGCGTTCGCGGCAGGTGGCAACCCGGGCGCCGCTGGCGGTACGCTGCCGGCGAATCCGAATCCGTTCGCGCAGCAAGCTAGCGGCGCGGCAGGCGCGGGCGGCAACCCTTTCCTGTAAGCGCGTCGGCGCCGGGTTACCGGCGCCTGCTCGCGCACCCGGAAAGTGATTGTATTTGGGAAGTTTTCTCAGAAGCCGAACGTGTCCGCGACTTGTCAAGTGACCCGTGCGTTGTCGAAGTGACTGGTGTGCCGCAGTGGGAGCGTGCATTTGCAGCGACAAAATCCGGCGCGTTTTATTTCGATGATGACGACATCCCGTTCTGAACCGACGCCCGCCACGTGCGGGCGTTTCTACGCCCGACCATGCCGACGACACGCTATTCGCTCATTCTGCCTTTCCCGCCGTCGCTGAACCGCGCCTATCGCGCCGTAGCGGGCCGCGTCGTGCTATCCAAGGCCGCGCGTCAGTACGGCGTCGCGGTGCGCAACGCACTGCCGGTCGGCCGCGCCGAGCGCATCGCCGGGCGCTTGCGCGTCGTCGTGACCGTGCATCCGCCGGCGCGGCTCGTCGGCCGCGCGTGGGATGTGGCGAACCGTGAAAAGCTGCTTTCGGACGCGCTCACGAAAGCCGGCTTCTGGCGCGACGACTCGCAGATCGATTCGTTCCGAGTTGATCGCGGCGAGTTCTTGGAAACGCGGCCCGCCGGCTGTGCGGTGGTCGATGTCGAAGTACTCGCGCCGGTACGTTTCTTTCCTTGACATTTTAGATAACACCTGCTAACTTTCACCTTACTTTCAGGAACGGCTATGGGCAAAGACAAGTTCATCGAAAACGCCAATGGGATTCTCGCGGCGTTCCGCACGGCGCTCGAGCAGTACGGGTTGGACGTGACGAACCTGCACACGTCCGGCGACCTGGTGCTGCTTGCGAGCAAGCACACGGCCGTCTACGGAAAGAAGCTCGAGCCCGGCGTCGAACCGAAGTTCAACTTCGTCGACATCGCGCTCGAGCAGTTCAACTCGCAGCTGACGATTCTGCTGATGCGCTATGCCTACGCCGCGCTGCCCGCGACGTTCACGCGCGTGCCGGCGCCTCCGGGGGTATCCGCATGATCCAGTTCTATGCGATCGGCGCTGGCGCGCTGGCGGCGCTCGTGGCCGTGTGGGCAATCGTTCGCAAGCTGATGGGTGCCGGTCGCACGGCCGGTACTGCACAAGGTGAGTCGCGCGCGATCGACGATGCGAACAAGGTCACGGCGAGCGCGGCGAGCGCGGCCGATGCAGGCCACCAACAGCTCGCCACGGAGATACAGGACAATGCGCAAGCTTCCGACGATTATGCTGCTCGCGTGCTCGGCGCTGGCAGCGTGCAAGACGGCGCCACTGCCGTCAACGACGCGATCGGCCGCGCCAACACACGGGATCGTGCCGCGCGTTGAGTGCGACGCGCTGCTAACTGATGCTGGAAATATTCCCGCTTATCCTGTCCCTGCTGAAGGCGCGGATGCGCAGGCGTACGCTCGCGCGCAGCAGCTCTGGGCCATCCGCGCCGTCCGGCTCATCGACGACGAGCGCGCCGGGCGACGCGCCGCCGTCGAGTGCTTTGCCCGACTGCGCGCCGCCGGCCTTATCCACTGATTCCGTCCACGAGGAAACCTGCAACATGAACTTCAACCTGTCCAGCTTCGCGAACGCGATGGCGGCCGCCGTCCCGACGATCACCGCTGTCGGCACCGATACCGGCCTGATCCACAGCTTCGTTGCCGGCGTGATTGCCTCGACCGAGCAAGCCTATGCGGCCGCCGGCGCCGGCGCGCACAAGAAGGCGGCCGTGCTTGCCGCCGCCGAGACGTTCGTCACGTCGATCGGCCATGAGTGGTCGACCGTCGCGCCGCACGTCGAGTCGTTCATCGAAGTTGCTGTCGGGGCGTACAACCTCGCCGCGACGCTCGTGCCCGGCCTGCCGGCCGTGCCGACGGGCACCGCGACCGGCTTCGTGAACGCCGTCGAGAACGAAGTCAAGGCCGTGGCCGCAGTGGCCGCGCCGCTCGTCGCGGCCGTCGAAAGCGTGTTCGGCGGCGCGAAACCTGCGCCGGTCGTGACGCAGCCGGTCAGCGCGCCGGCCGCCGCCGCGCCGCTCGCTGGCGGCCTGTAACATGGCCGCGCCGCTGATCGTCGGCGCGTCGGGTCGCGCCGTGGTATTTCTGCAGGCGCGGCTCGGCCTCGCGCAGTCGGGCCAATTCGACGCGAGCGTCGCAACGGCGCTGCGCCAGTGGCAGGAGGCGCACGGGATGACGCCGGATGGCGTGTACGGATCGCAGACGAATGCGGTGATGACGGCGCGCGCGCTGTCGGACATCGCCGACGCGGCTGCGCGCCTGCGCGTCGACGTGCCGGCGTTTCAGGCGATCATCCAGGTCGAGACGATGGGTAGCGGCTTCCTGCCCGACGGGCGGCCGCGCATCCTGCTCGAACGACACAAGGTGTGGGCGGCGACGAGCCCGGCGCAGCGGGTGCTGCTCGGCGCGCAGGACTGCAGTCCGACACCCGGCGGCTACGCCACGGGGCCGGACGCGGACGCGCGCGGCGCGGGCGAGTGGGTGCGTTTCGAGCGCGTCGCAGCCGTCACCGGCGACGAAGTAGCCGCGCAGTGCTGCTCTTGGGGGCTCGGGCAGGTCATGGGCGCCAACTACGCGACGTGCGGGTTCACGAACGCCGTCGGTCTGATGTTCGCGAGCGCGCTGAATGAACGTGCGCAACTCGACGTGATGGTGCGCTTCGCGCTGCCGCAGGCCGGCCTGCTCGGCGCATTACGTGCGCATCAATGGGCGGCCGTCGCGCGTATCTGGAACGGCCCGAACTTCGCGATCAACCAGTACGATACGAAGCTCGACAAGGCGTACATCACACTGACGTCGCAATAATAAGAGCTTGACGTAATGCCCGACAAGTCGTTACGATTGTCGGGCATTCTTCTTTCAGGAGCGAACTATGAGTAAGCTGGATATTGATTGGAGCGCGGCGCCGGAATGGGCGAATTGGGTTGCGCAAGATTCCACAGGTACGCACTACGCCTTTTCGCACAAGCCGTCGCAAGGTGCGTGCGGCTGGAATCCAAGGCTCGGGTCGAGCGTCGCGATAATGGGTCGCACTAATGCTCCGCACGAGTGGCGCGAATCACTCGCGCATCGCCCGCGATCACAGACCGGGCTCATCGATTGGCGCAAAGCGCCATCTTGGGCGCAATGGGCCGTAAATGAAACGGATGGCATATCGTGGTTTCGCGAACGGCCGCCGCATCGCGCGGCCGCCGCGCGGCCGCAGACCGTCCTCATCCACCAGGACAACGACGCAGGCATGCTGCGCGCGCAGATCTGCCATTTGCTTGAAGATATGACGTCCGAGCAGCTCGACGCGCTCTATGCGCACGTGCGCCAGCAGCTCGACGCAGCGAAGCTCGACGAGCTCAACCGCCAGCTCGACAAGCCATTCGGCGAAGTGCCGCGCGAGTGGCAGCTGAAAGCGTTCGAGGCATTCCTCGACGGCGCGACGCTCGCATTGCGCCAAGCGCCGGGCGAACCGGTGCTGGCGTGGCCCGGGGCATTTCGTCGCGACGTGCGGTACCGTATCGAACCGAAACAAGCGTAACCGATTGTAACGTTGCGCAGAAACGACAAACGGCCCGCAATGCGGGCCGTTTGATTTATGCCGGCACGCTCAGCGCGCGGGCTGCTTCTCGACGCAGATCACGCGGGCGGACAGGTCGTGCACGGCGCGCAGCGCCAGGAAAGAGGCGCCCAGGTTGGCGACCGTCAAGACGAGCACGAGAGCGATAGCGTTTCGGGTGTGGGAGGCGTTCACGATTGCTTCTCCTTGTCGCCGGCGGCGGCCGGCGGCGGTTCGGCGGCTGCGGCCTGCTCGATGCCGAGACGGGCCGCAAAGAGGCGTTCAAGATAGCTGATCGTGCGCTCTGCGCCAAGCCAGCCCGAGACGCCGACCATGACGAACGTCCAATCGTCGGACAGCCCCGAGGCGTGGCATAGCTTCGCTACCAGAAAACCGACGAACCCCGCACCGCACGCGCCGAGGATGGCTGTCTGCCAGGTCGAGGCCTCGCGGCGCATGAGCGCACCGATCAGGCCGCCGAGGAACGCGATGGCGACCTGCCCGAGGCTCGTGAACATGGTGTCGAAGCGGTCGTTCATGCGGGCGCTCCTGCCGACTGGAATTTCACGCCGTTGTACGTGTCGCCGAGCGTGACGGATTCGTCGGCCGGGATCGGCACGGCGTTCGTGCCGGACGGAGGTGCCCAAGCTGCGCGCCCGTCCCAAACGACGATGTTGACGACCGTCCCATCCTTGACAATTGCGTAATTATTCATACGATCACCATGCGAAGAGAAGGACACCCGGCGTGCCAGCGCCACCCGAATTGCCGGTCGACGTCGGGATCGTCGTGTTGCCTGCCGCGTACACGCCACCGCAGCCACCGCCACCGCAGCCATACCCGGTTGCGGCCAGGCCGGCCAGCATCGTGTTGCCGATCTGCGAACCGCGCACCGCCGTGCCGCCGCCACCGAACGGGTTAGAGCCCCCTGCACCGCCGCTTGCACCGACGCCTTGCGGTCCCGTATCCTGGCCGTAGCCGCCGGCTGGCGCACCGGCACCGCCGTTGCCGCCGGCCGTATAGGCCGAATACGCGCCGCCGACGCCCGGCGAGCCGCCGACGCCGCCCGTGAGCGACAGTAGCAGGCCCGACACCGACCCGGTGATCGTCGTATTGCCGCCTGCGCCGCCCGGCACGTTCGGCGCGCCGCCGTTACCGGCGCCCCCGATCGTGTACGTAAGCGTCTCGCCCGGTACGACTGTCAGTGCTTGCCACTCGGTGAATTGACCTGCGCCGCCACCGCCTGCGCCCGACATGATATTCGGCGTGCCGACCGTGGCGCAGCCGCCGCCGCCCGCGCCGCCGCCGTTGCCCGATACGTAAATCGTCGTGACGTTCGGCGGCACCGTGGTCGAGCCGGAGCTCGTCGCGCGTAGGAAACCCTTCGCCGTGCCGTACAGCTGATCTAACCGCACGCCTTGCGTCAACCGGGTCGCTTGCGCGATGTTCTCCCCTACCTGCACGATGTTCGCGCCATCCCCGACTACGGGCGTCGGCGCGCCGTTTTGCGGAATTGCGATGCCCGTGCCGGCGGCCGTCTTGATCGTCGCCGCGAAAGCGCCGGTCGTGTTGTTCGTGACTGTCCAGTGCTTCAGCCAGGTCGGTACGACAAGCGTGAGCGCGCTCGTGAGCGCGCCCGCGAGCGTGACCGTCGCTTTGGCGGCTTGCGCGTTCGTGAGCGTGACGGTGCCACCCGTCAGGCCGGTCAGTGCCGTGGTGCCGTACTGATAGCCCGGCACGTAGCCGCCGCCGGCCGGATCGGTCGACGTGTCCGGGTTCGCGCTGTTGTTGTCGGCCGTGCTGATCCAGCTGCCGAGCGCGTCGGCACTTTGCAGCGCGGCGCCTTTCGGGTAGCCGCCGATTTGCGTCGCGGTTGCGAACGCGCTGTCGAACGGGAATTGCCCGCCGAGCATCAGCCACCAAGCGATGCGCGCGACCTGGTTCAGCGCGCCGTTGAAATCTTCGCCTTGCGGCGGTACGCCGCCAGCTTCGGGTGGTTGCATGGTGGAAGGCGGAAACCCGAGCGATTGGCTCGCGCGCGTCGCATCGGCGGTCGTAACGGGCAGCTCGACACGTGACGAATCGTTCTGCGCGAACGGCACGAGGAATTTTGCGGGCTGGTTGGTCTGTGCGGTCATGTCGATCGCCTCACGCGGAATAGAATGGATTCTGGTTGAAACCGACGACGACGTTCGGGTTCGTGCCGCCGTTCATCGTGCGGAAGCCGAACGGCGCGTACGTCAGCGTCTTGTAGACATAGTGCGGGTTCGTGCCTGCCGGCTGCGGGAACAGGCCCGACTCGATGATCGCTTTCTCAATTGCCGTCGGAAAAAACTCGTAGTGGTACGCGATGTCCATCGGATGCGCGATGTCGTAACCGACATAGCACTCACCCCGATCGCCGAACATCGAGCGCATGAGCGCGTTGATCGACGGGCAATCGCATCGCGCGATGTTCGCGGCAGCCTTCACGAGTAGCAGCTTGCGATAATAGGCATCCTGTAGTGCGAATGCAACGGTGCCGCCCGCCTGGCCGCCGTAAAACGGCGCCTGTCCCCAGGGCTTCCACGGCGTGCCGCCAGTGGAAAAAAAACCGAAGTTGTTGCCGGGCGTCTGCGCAACCTGGAACAACCGTGAGCGGCCGAGAATGCGCCCCCAGATATCCAGTCCGAACCCTTGCGCGGTCGAGATGTCCCACACGTTCGCAAGGAAGTCCGCCGAGAACTTTGCCGGATCGACCCACTGATCGAACGACGCCAACAGCGCCAGCAAGACCGGGCTGTTGCTGTACTGCTTCTGAACGGTGCGGCCGAGATAGTCGGTCATACCGCGATCTGCGAAACGCTGATGTTGAGGTTGGCGATCGTCGGTTGCTGATCGATGCCCATCGTGATCGACTCGCCGGTCGGATTTGCGTGCGTGCCGATGAAAATGTTCACGGGGATCAGGTTCGGATCGAGCACAGCGACAACAGGCTTGTACGCAGCACCGATCAGCTGCATGCCGATCCGCGCGCGCGACAGCGTGATCTTTCCGTCGTCGGTCGAGAAGCCGCTCACAAACGCGGCGACGATCGCTTTCTGGATGTCCTGAATGTATGTCGCGGGCACGTTCGGCAGCTGCGCGACCTGCACGTTGAAATAAACCTCAACCGTCGGCGGCCGCACGAACCGCACGGGATATTGCGGATAGGGCGGCGGGTAGTTGATGCTGTCCATCACGGTCACGGTCGTCGTGCCCTGACCGGAGAAGCCGCACCCGCAGTCGAGCTTCGAGTTGATCGCGAGCGCGACGTCGGCGTCCGCGCCGCCCGTCACGCTGATCGCAACGGAGTGCGCCGGGATCGGATAGTTCGTCGCGCCGTAGTTGATCGCGCTGTCGCTGCCGTTGTTGTAGACGTAGCAATCCGTCACCCCGGACACGGCGAGCACGGCGGCGCGTACGTTCGCGGCCTGCCCGATGCCGCCGATCGACACGCTTTCTTGCCGCCGCGTCTCGAACTCACTGCGCGACTCGACGTCGACGCCCGCGACGCTGCCATTCGGGTTCGCAATGCCGAGCCAGCCATTGACCTGCTGATAGATTTTCAGCGTGTTCGGCGTCGCAACCGGGCCGACGCCGGCGACGGCCGCGACGTACGTAACGGTCGCGTTGCCGGTCGTCGCATCGTACGTCACGTCGGTCTGGTTCGACCACAGCGCCCCGTCCGGCGATCGCGCTTGCAGCGTGCCGGCGGCAGCCGTCACGCCTGGTGTGCCGGTCACCACGACACCCGGGATCGTCGCGGCAACAGCCGGGTTGCGCGTCATGAAGTAGATGCGGCCGAGCGCGTCCTGGTACGCGCCGCTCGAAGTCAGCGGGTCGACGTTGGCGATCAACTGCGCAAACAGCGCTTGCCACGCGGCGACGATAAACGCCTCGCTGCTTGCGAGCTGCCCTTGCGGCGTCGTCAACTCGGTCGATAGCGTCTTGCCGGCCGTCGCGAACGCGGCGACCTGATCAGCCTGAACGCCCGCGAGAATGGCTTGCTCGCCGGCCAGCTGCAGGCCGGTCGGCGTGAAGGTCGGTTGCGGGACGTTGGTCGTGGTCATGCGCGCGATCTTATCACGCGCGCATGCCGATAGGTAAAATTTATGGGAGGGTCAGGGGCGCGTCAGGCGGTCGATGCGAATCTGCAGCAGCGCTTGGTGCGCGAGTGCCATACGCCGCGCGTCGCCGCACTGCGCCTTGATGTAACTGTTGCGCGCGGCGTCGACGCCGGCGGCGAGCACGCGGCGCTGGAACGGCCAGTGCTCTTTCGGGTTTGGTTCGGGCAGGTTCATGTCAGCACCATGGGATCGAGCGGTAATCGACGGTGCGCCGGATTTGCCAGTGGCGCCGCAGCGGTGGCGCTTCCGGATTCGGGCAGGCGACTTCGAGGTAGCCGCCCGCAAGCAGGACGAGCTCCGTGTGCATGCGATGGTACGTTTTCATTTCGCAACCCCGTGCGTTGATGTGCTTCCATCGTATGTAACGGTAACGGCAATGTCAAGTGTATTTCGCGATCAACTCATCCATGCGACTGCCTCATCGAACGTCAGGCAATACGTGGCGCGCACCGCGCCGTCGATGCGAAAGCCGGTCGACGACAGGATTTGTGCAACGCGGATGCGGAACAGCTCGCCACGCACGTTGATGACGTCGCTGCCGTCGGTCGTGATAGCGCTTGGCTGCAGTGCGGAAAGTGGGGTAGGCGTCATGGTCAGTTGTGCGGCGTGCCGACCTGGCCGCCTTGTGGATCGTCGTGGATATGCGTTGCATGCTGCACGCCGTTGCCATCGATGAAGTCTGGCGCTTCGACGGGCGCGGCGAATTGCACCGAACCCGTACCGGCTTTCGTGCCCGCGATGGTGTCGTTGAACGTGGTCGGCGCGTTCACGACGAAACTGGCGGCGTTGATCGTCGTTGCACCGCCGCTCGTGAGCGTGATCGCGCCGCCGGCCGATAGCGTTAGGTCTCCGGGTGTGTGGATGTCGATACCTGCCGCGCCGGCCAGGAACTTGACCCATTGCGTCGGCGCCCCGTTCAGGAAGCCTCCGAAGTAAAAGCCGTCTGCCGACGAGTAGGCGCGCTTCGTTGCCGACGGCCCGGCCTGCAGCGTCGTAGCGAGTGCTGTCGCGTCGCGCTCGGCAAACACTGCGAGCCCGATGTCACCTTCTGCCGGATCGAGCACAACGGCGGATTGGCCGCCTTGCACGCGTAAGAATGGTACGTTGTAAATGAGCGACTGCTCAATCACGGCGTCATTCGTGTCCGTTTCTTCGAGCAGCGGCAGCACATCGACGAATCCTACGCGATCGTCGATGATGCGCACGGCCTTTACCTCGACGGGCGTTGCCGTATGGATTTCGCGGATCAGTTTGACGATCATCCATTCCTGCGCGCGCCCTTCGTGAAATTGCGCCTCGAATGGCGAGTTGTACGGTGTCGGCGCGCGATCAGCCATGCGCGCCCCCGAGGTGCGGCGGCAGGCCATGCTTCGCGCGGTACATCGCCGTCGTGATCGCGGCGTCACCTTCGCGGCACGCGTTGAATTCGGCGCCGCTGATGGGTTCCCAAGTGCCGGCGAAACCGACGATTTGACCCGGTTTCCAAGGCGTGAAGTCGAGAGGGTAGCGGATAGGCGTCATGGTGCAGTAGCCGTAGAAGTGCCCGGCGCGACGGCCGTACCGTCGCGCTTGCCGTAACCCTGCGCGGCGACGCTGGTCGACCAGACGCCATTCGGGTAGTTCGGCTCGAGCGTGTGCTGAACGACCGCCGCGATCCATTGCGTGCGGTTGATGTAAGCGATCGACGTGTCGATCGCAAGTGCCGCGCCGGGGCGAATCTGTGCGTTGAACAGCGAGGTAAAAGTGATGCCCGACGTCGAATAGCGCGGCGCCTTCTGCATGCCGTTGCCGGCGTTCACAGGCACGGCGTCGGCAAACATCGATACCTGCGAGTCGCGCACCTGCACGCGCTGCAGCGAGACGTCGTAGGTCAGGTTCGGAAACTGCGCGATCGCGGCGCGAATCTGGTCGGCCGCCGAGCCCGTGAGGCGCACGTTCGTCAGCATATAGTCCGTCGTGCTGGCCGAGTAGTCGACCACGAAGCCGGCCGGCGTGCAGATCGCTTTCAGCACATCGCTGAGCTTCACCGGCCCGGCATTCGAGTACGGCGACATCACTTCAGCCATCAACGCGTACGAGGCGTTCGCTTCAATCACGAGCGGCACGAATGGCATCGACTCGGGATCGATGTACGAGTATGCGATCGTGCCCTGATAGAACGGCACGTAGTCCTGCCCGTTCCAGACATCGATGCTGATCGTATCGCTCGTGATCGGCGTGAGCACGTCCTGCCAGATTCGCGCGATCTGGTTCATCGTATCGAGCGGCACGCCGAACACCTCAACGCGCGCGTTGCCGTACTGCGCGCCGCCGAGGCTGACGGCAATGCGCATCCGGTGCTCGACGAAGGTGTAAATGTCGGGCTCCTGGTTGCCTTGCGCATCCGGGCGCGTCACGGTGACCGTGACGCGCACGCGGCGCTCCTGGAACGGGTTGAATGTCATAGCCAGATTCTATCGTCAATCCAGCATGAATCGAGGATCGTTCGGATGCGCCGCGCTGATCCGTCCCATCAGTTCGCTCGCCACGGCCCATGCGGTCGGATCGGTGTCGCGGAATTCGGGCGCATGCTGCTGCCAGATCGCGAGCAATTCGACATCGGCCAGCCCTGCAAGACGCACCAGCGCGCGCAGGCCGCGCGGCGCGTCCTCGGGGCGGCGCGCATCGGCCGTCGCTACGCGAGTCAGTGCGTACAGTGTGCGCATGTCGGCCGAGCGAAACCAGACGTCGTGCCGGCTGCGCTCGTAACCGGCGCGCTCGAGCGCTCGTGCCGCGCGGTCACGCTCGACGCAGGCCGGCGCGTATTTGCCGTCGGCGCGCAGCGGCGCGCCGAGGCACGCGTTGTTCACGCGGTCGAACGCGGCAATGAGCTGCACGGCGGCCGGGTCGGCATGCGCATCGCGCGCGGCGAGCACGATAACCAGCGCGAGCACCGCGCCGCCTACGATCGCGCCGATCTGGCGCTTGACTCGATAGTCCATAGCTATCAACTCCGGTCAGTGGATAGTCGGCGGCCGGTAGGCATCCGCCATTGCATCGGCGTAGCCGACGTAGTAATCGAGTGACTGGTCGGGCCGCTGCACGAACCCGCGCATGGCGTCGTTCCAGCCGTTGCCCCAATCCTGGATGTGCTGTTCTTCCATGTTGGCTCCTACGCGGCGCGAGCCGCTTTGATCGCGTCCATCGCGATCCGGTTCTTGAACGGTTCGCCCTGCAGCCAAAGGGTGTACCAGCCGCGCGGCTGCTTCACGCGCACCTCGAGCGGTTCATCGCCGACGAAGCAGACGGCGTAGCACTTCTGGCCGTCGCGTCGCTGGCTGCCTTTCATGGCGATTTCGACGGTGCGGAAGCGGCTCACTTGTTGCGCACCGTTACGTCGGCTGTATTGCCTTTGAACGCGGCCAACATAACCCACTTACCATCGTCGTTTCGAACTAAGCAATCAGTCGACCATGAGAAGTACGTCGCGCGGCCGGACAGCGTGTGATACTGCGCGCATTCACTACGGTTCGACACGTAGACGATGCCGCCAACGCCGCCGCCGATAGCTGTGAGGATGATTACCAGCGCCAGTGCCAGCGCGCCGATGAATTTAAGAAAATCGAGAACGTCGTCCATTTACCTGCTCCTGATTACGTTGTTGATGGACGTATCTTAGGAGCAGGTAAAGCTAATGTCAAGCAAATTTAGCGTTGTCCGCTCGCGTAGTTCTGCACGCCGCTCTGGCGCTGGATGCCGTTCACGAGCTGGCGCGGGTCGTTCGCTACGACGGTCACGGGGCCGTTGATGCTGATCGGCGCGCCGCCGGTCGACTGATCGTTCGCGGCGAAGCGTGCGCGGTAGTCGTCGGCGAAGCGCTGCGCAATCGGGCCGCGCGCGGCATCCTCGGCCGCCTTGCCATGCGCCTCGAAAATTTGCGAGAAGCGCGTGCCGAGCGCGGCCGCGCTGCCGCCGGCGCCGAGTGCGAGCCCCATGCGGCGGCGCTCGTCGGGATCGGACATTAGGAAGTCGATTTGCTGGTCGACCGTGCCAAAACGCGGGTCGATGCCGTAGCGCCGACGGAACGCATCGATGCGCGACCCGCGCCACTGGAAGATGCCCTGCGCGCCTTGGCCGCCGCCGTTCGTGTTGTACGCTGAGGGCACCAGACCGGATTCGCGCACACCGTTTGCCGTGATAGCCGCCGCCTGATCGATCGACGCGCCGCGCGCGATCAGGGCGTTCATGACGTACAGGCGGCTGTCGTCGAGTTTCGACGGCGAGCTGGCCGCTGTTGCACCTGCGACACCGCCCGCCAGGCGCGCGGCCGCGCCGGCAGACAGCTTCACGCGGTTCGGATCGTCGACCGCGATGCCGAACGTCGAAGCCACCGGCGCCGGGCCGAATTCGCGCGCCGTGGCGACTGCCTCGCGCCAGGTCTGCTTGACCGTCGAGACGACTGCTTGCCCGGCCTTGTCGAGTCCGAAGAACTGACCGATCTTGCTGCCGGCCAGCTTGTCCCATCCCCACTCGAGCGCCTTCGCAATCGTCTGCCAGCCGAACACCGCGACGTCGACCGCTTCGCCGAGGAACCCCAGGCCGGACGCCAGATCGTGCAGCAGTGCGGCGAGGCGCGGCGTGCGCTGCTCGAGCACCTTCATGAAGCCGTTCACGCCGCCACCAGCCGCTGCGACATCGTTCTCGAAGTCGGCAAGTTCGGCGGTCGCGTCGCTCAGGTATTCGCCGAAACGCTGCACGTACGGCGCGGCAACCGTCATCACAACGTTTGCCATATTGCGCAAGTTGTTCGAGACGGTCGACACCGCGTCGTAGAACGCGTCGAGCGCCTGGCGGTTCTCCTCGGACGTCTCGCGCATCGACTGGTTGAACGCGTCGAGCGCGTCGACGCTAGCCTTCATCGCAACGATCACGTCCGGCGATACGCCGGCGGCCGTCAGGCGCGACTCCATAAAGCCCTGCTGCTGCGGGCTGCTCGCGCGGTAGGTGCGCTGCAGCTGCTGCAGCATGTGCGGCACGTCCTGCTGAATGTTCACGCCGAACGACGCGAGCGCCTGCAAGTTCGGCGCCTGGCCCGTCAGCGGCGCGAGCTGCTGCTCGCGCGCGAGCCCGGCGAACGCGTCGCCGCCGGCCTTGGCGTCGCTGCCCAGGCGGCGCGCCGTGCTCGACAACGCCGACATTTGCCGGTTGGTCATGCCGGTCGCGACGGCCGCGCGGCGCAGCGCCGTCTCGGTGTTCGTCAGTGCGAGTACCATGCCAGCGAGGCCCGCCGCGCCAGCGCCGACGCCGAGTACCGCACCCGCGATGCCGGCCAGCTTCATCAGGCCGCCGCCGAGCGACGCGGCCGCGCGCTTCGTCTCGTCGAAGCGTTTTTTTTGCGCCTCGTGCCGCTTCTTGGCCTTTTTGTCGTTTTCGACCGCCTTCTTTTCGGTCTTCGTGACGAGTTTGTCGATTGTCTTGTCGGCATTCTCATATTGCCGTGCGTCCAGTTCGAGCGTCACGACCAGTTCGTCGACGATGTTTGCGTTCGCGGCGTCTGCCATGGCTTAGCTCGTGAGAAAGTTGCCGATGTTGATGAGTGCCGTCTCGGCTGCCGTAGCTGCGCGGGTGAACAGCCGGCCGATCTGCTCGATCGGGCCGGACTTCGCATCCACCGTGTTGGACAGACCGTCGACGCTCGATGCGATCTGCGGAATTTCGACGAACGTCAACGTCAGGTAGAGCATGTTCGAGCCCTTGTCCGCCCGCGTGTCGTGCGACATGCGCCCGATCGTGAAATCGAGGTAGATGCCCTGCGGCGAGATCAGCGTGTAAAGCTGCAGCGGGTTGTTCGCCTGCATCTGCTGAATCGCGGCGAGCCACGCGAAGCGCGCCAGGTCGGAGCCGGTCTTGACGAGTGTCACGTCGATCGACGACGGGCGACGCACTTTGTTGAACACGCCGAAGCCGCCCTGCTCGGTCGGGTAGTCCGACAGCGCATACTCGTACTTGACGTCGAACTCGCCCCAGGATGAGGGAATGGTCAGCGGAAAGAACGTGTCCGACGCGACGATCGCGTAGATCGGCGTCGGCGCATTCAGCGACGGCAGTTCCGACGCGATAAGCGCCAGCACGTCGAACGCGGCGACTGTCGGCAGGCCGGCCACGCGCTTACTCGCCGAGGTTCAGGACAACGAGCGCGATGAGCACATCGCCGAGCGTCTTGAGCTCGCGGATGTCGGTAGGCAGCAGCGGCCGAAAGCCTTCCGGATGGCGCGGGTCGGCGGCGATGTCGACGTGCGTCAGCAGGTCGGTCACGAGCGCATGCACGGCGGCCGGGTCGCTACCCGACAGCGTGCGCAGTACGACGTTCAGCGCCGCGTCGGGGTTCTCGGTGTCGGCCCGCGCCTCGCGCAGCTCGCTGACGAGTGTCTCGTACTCGGCGCCCTTCAGCGCCGCGACAAGCCGCAGCATGTAGCCGGACAGCACCAGCGGCGAAATTTCGTTGACCCGGAAGCGCTTGCCGACGTCGCGCGGCGCGCTCGCGTCGATCACTGCGGAAATGGTTTCGTTCATTGTCATTTGTCCCGTTTGCGCGCTGCGTATTCGCGCGCGGCCTCGACGTTGATGCACTCGGTCAGGTTGTAGACGTCCTCGGTCGACAGCACGGTTTCGAGCTGCACGTAATCCGCGTGACGCGAGTTTAACACGGCGGCGATAGCCGGCGAGCAGAACGTCACGCGCAGATCGCTGCCGCCAGCCATGAGCGCGGCGCCTTGCATCGCGACGGGGATGTCGAGTGGTTCGCGATCGGTCAGGAATGCCACGTGCAGCATGAGTGCGGCCTGCTCGAGTCGATCGATGTTGCGCCAGCCCTTCAGGTGAAACTCCAGGCTGAACTCCGACCCGGCAACAGTGCCGCGCACGAACGGCAAGAGGTAGGCGTGCGCGTCGGGCAGCTTTGCGACTTCGGCATAGTGCTGAAACGCGAGTCCGGCAATGCCACTATCCGGATCGGCGTCGATCGCCTTGAGCGCCGCGCGCGCGTAGCGGTCGGCCACGAGCGCTGGCAACTCGGTCAGCGTGATCACGAGCCCTTCGTCGCGCCCTTGCAGATGGAAGTCGGTGGATTTGAGCATAGGCAAAAAAGAAGCCGGCACGCGGCCGGCTAAGCGCTTCCTTCAGGAGTCAAGCATCCGAAAGACCCACAAGACGCCCTTACGGGGGATAAGGACGCCTTCACGTTAGTCGCTCGTCTGAGGATTGTCAAGCGCGGAGTCGATGCGGGCGCGAATCTTGGCGCAGCGCGGCGGCAATACGCGCCAGACACCTTTCGCAGTAAAGGCAGTGAACATAACCACGTGGTGACCGGAATCCCGATAGAACGTCGTGCGGCAGTAGCGCTTCCCGTCAACGTCGACGTATTCATCCTTCATCGCTTATCCCAATGCGCGCGTTGCGCCGGCCGCCGCAAGCCAGCCCGCACGCCACGGGTCGGATTCGTTGCGCGCGAACGGCACGCCGTCGCGGAACGCTTGCTGCCCGATCGCATAGAACGGCGACAACTGCGGGCCGGCGAGTGTGCGGCGAATCGTAGCGGCGAGGCCGGCCGTGTTGGCTGCGTCGCGGCGCGCGATCCAGAGCTGCTGCGGTGTCTTGATCATGGTCTTGTGGTCTAGTTGAACGTGATGATTAGGTTAGCTAGTCGCCACGTTCGTGTCAAGCGAATATCAGTTACCTACGCAGCGATACTGTATAGAATCCGCGCCAGTACCTACGAAGGTTACAGATGTCCCTGACGTCTGATTGACACGTACGGCATTAGCAGCAGTTGTGTCATTTGCCGTGCATACGTAGCTCGACGCGGAAGAAAATGCGGCAGCACCGCTAAATGTAACTGTGGCTGCACCAGCCGACAGTGCGTTCGATCCCTGCACAGCATGCGGCCCATTAAGCGACGCGCCTGTCGCCGTGTAAACCGGCAGTGCCCCGGTACCCGTCGGCGTGGTGATATTACCATTTACACTTAACGAACCACTATCGCTTAATGTGGCGATAATATTATTGAACGCATCATTGACCCATTGAAACGCACCATTCTGGACGCGAATCGTCTTAGTGGGCGTCGTCACGCCATTACCTTGAAATTTGATACTAGCACCCTGCGTATCATTTGGCGCAGCCACGGTCAGCGTCGCTTGATTACTCGCGGACGTGTCGGAGATAACAGCAGTCGTACCGTAGATCGTTCCCCATGGCAGCGCAGGCAGCCCAAGTGCGGTGGAATTTGCTGAGCCCGGGATCAAGGCGCCGGCCGTGGTCTGCAAACCATTGGGCGTGGCGAGCAATTGCGGCGCGTGTTTCGCGCCGCCCGCATCTGTGTAGTTAAACACAATTGGCTGACTTGACAAATTGTTACCGGATGTCGCAGTCAGACCGATATACATCGCATTCGTCGAATTCCCGTCCGGCGACGAAAATGCGTAATTCCACTTGGCGCCCGTACCGCCATAGAGATTGCTAACCTGAAAACCGACAAGGTACGCACTCGGCGTTAGTGCCGTGCCGGCAGCCATATAGGCGATGCCGTTGGTGTTCGGGCTTGATACGTTCAAATCAGATTCGTTACCGTACAGCTGCCGTCCGACACCGGCAGACACGCCCGTGAAACCGAGCACATCAGAGACGATCGTGCTAGTACCCCAGGATTGGCAATTATCGACGGCGCAGATGTTGATCCCGAGCAAGCCAACGGCCGATTTCGTCGCTGTCGCGCCAGCCTGATTATTGAGCACGTACCCGGCTACGCCGTTTGTCGTCCAGTTCGTCGAACCTGCAGTCTGAGTCGCCACACCACGCACGCCGGCCCCATCGAATACGGGCTGCCCGATGGCGCCAAGTGCGGCGCCATAAATGTAATCGGCTGTTGCTGTGGGGTTGTTGAGTTGTCCGGTAATCTGGGCCTGGTCGGTCGTGAGCGCAGACGTCGCAGTGCCAGTTAGCGCCGCCTTTGCTGCGCCTGTGAGAGACGTCGTTACCACCAGTGCCGGCGTTGACATCGACGCGGTAGCGTTGACAGCGGGCGCCGAAACCGACGTCGTCGCAGTTAGCGTCGTCGCGGTCAGTGGCCCCGTAAGTGTGCCGCCGGCGATCGGCAGCACGTTCGCAAACGCAGCATTTAGTTGTGCGGCCGTCAGAATCTGACCGGGCGCAAACTGCCCCAATGCGAACTGCGAGAATGCCGCCAAGACGATTGCGCAGGCGAAAACACGGGAGAGAATTTTCTTCATGTTCATCCCAAAATGGATTTGTCAAGCACAAAGTCAATATCGAGACGCCCTTCAGTCGCGAATGCAAGCGTAGGCGCGGGCGCGGTTACTGCGGCTGGCGGCGTGCCATAGCAGAGCAGGTAACGCGTGCCGAAACCTGTCCAGGCCGGGTCGCTTGTGCCCTGCAGGTCGGCAAAAAACAACGGCTGCGGCAGCCCCAAATACTTCGCCGCGTTGATGTCGGTGCGGTCGAGACACAGGCGACCAGTGGCGACGCGCGTGCCGTTATACGTCACGTCAGCGAACAGGCCGAAGTCAGTCGTCATGAGCGCGATCTGTGCATTCAGGCCGTCGAGCACCGTGCTCGCGATCTGGTTCGCGGTCGCCTTGATGGGAATCACGATCAGGCTCACAGCTGCACTACTCCGGTCGTTACGCTACCGTCCGATACGACGAGCTGGCCCGTAACACGACGCTGCGCGCCTGCCGTATACGTGAGGTTGGCGACGGCCTGCGCGACCGGTGCGACCTTCAACGCTTCGTTGACGAAGAGCGCCTGCACGAGCACGAGATTCGGCGCGAGCCCGAGCACCTGCTCGTAACGAACGCCTTGCGTCGTGTCGTAGTAGACCTCGCCGAGCCACGACATGCAGCGACACGCGACGTCCTGCGCCATGCGATATGCACCGCCCGAGTGGTCGCCAGGTGTCGCGTCGCCTACGGTTGCAAGATTGCCGTAAGCATCGGTCGTGATGTCCCAGGTCGCGGGATCGAGGGCGAGGGAATCCATGCGTGCGAGTGTAACGCAATCGTCAATGCAAAGCGATAGCGAAATTATATTGCCCGGGTGAAATGACCAAACTTGATGCGAACTTTACCGAATTTCACCGCTTTGGTGCACGCCAGTGACAGATGACAGATAGTGACAGCAAATTCCTTATGAGACCTCTGTAAACCTAAAAATGACGAAAGTTGTTATTGAGAACTATTCCATACTTTCTCTCTTTTCACTCTACTACTTATTGTTGTTGTATCTGTCATCTGTCATTCATTCATTCATAAGAAGGGTTATATATAATAGAATCAAAAGGTTAGGGTAGTGACAGATAGCCGATGACAGATGATGACAGATAGCCTATCCGTCACTAGTGGAGCGCGACATTTCCATAGACAAGCACTTACGATCCCGCTACCATATGCGTGTCGAGTACGTGCTATGGTCATCACCATTCGCTATCGCGCCCGCACTTCGATAGCTGCCACCAATTGGCTATACCGGACGGCACGCGCTATGCTCGGACAAAACGCAAGCAATCAGGACTCACATTCCTATCGGGGAAAGCTATGCAGATTCAGTTCGCGCAGGTAACAGCAACAAACTGCGAACTTACCAAGACCTTTCAAATCGGGCACAACGGGCAGCTGGACAGCAGCGCGATCGCACACATGACGGAGGGTTTCGCACGCATTCGCGCCATCGAGGACGTCGGACAGTTGCGAGGTGTGCTCGAAGCGCTCACCCCGCACGACGCGATCACGTGCGGCATCCCCCAGCGCGGCGATACGCCGCTCACGACGCGCGCCGGTGCCGAGTTCCGCCGCGACGCCGTAGCCCGCACCAACGAAGCATTCACCTACCCGTATGGCGCGGCGTTGTTTCCAATCGACGTCGATGTCGAGGGCGATGCGTTCCAGTCGGTCGCGGCCGTGCTCGATGCGCTCGAGTCTGCGTCGCCCTGGCTGCGCGACGTGCATCGCGTCGCGCGGCCGTCCTCGTCGTCATACGTCGGCGCGCGCGGTCTGCGCGGCGTCCATGTGTACTGCGGCGTGACGAACGGCGCCGACATTCCGGCGCTTGCCAAGCGCATGCAGATCGAGCAATGGGCCGCCGGCCACGGCCACGTGAAGATCAGTCGTTCCGGTGCGCTGCTCGTGCGTCAGCTCGCCGACGCGCTGGTTTATCAGCCGTCGCGGTTGATGTTCGAATCATCGCCGGTGCTACACGACGTGACACGTGACATCCCGCCGGATCAGGCGTTCGTTGAACGCGCGCCGGACCCGCTCGCCGGCCGGCCCGGCGCGTGGCGGCTCAATGGTTTGCTCGATGTCGGCAAGCTGCCGCGCCTGCGCGAGATCGACGAGCGTCGTTTCGTCACGCAGGCCAAGCAGGCCAAGGATGCGAAGCGGCGCGATGCGAAGCGCATCGCGATCGAGTACCAGACCCAGAACGCGATCGCGTCTGGACTCGAGCCCGAGGCCGGCGAGCGCTTCGGCCTGCTCGCGATTCGCGCTCTCGGCGACGCCAAGCTGCCCGCCTCGTGGGAAGTGCACGTGAAGGACATCGGTCGCGTCACGGTCGCGAACATTCTCGACGCGCTGCCCGCGTCGCTCGGCTTCCAGTGCGCCGACCCGTTCGATACCTGGCGCCCTGACCTGGATGCGAAGCACTTCGGCAAGGCCGAGATCGTCATGCTGAACGGCCTGCCCGGCATCTGGTCGCACAAGCTGCAGCAGTTCTTCGCGTTCGACGCTGATCCAGCTGCCGATCTCGGCACACCGCTCGCGATGGCCGCCGAGAAGCTCTGCGGGCTGATCGAATACCCCGAGTCGAGCAAGCGCGCCGCGCCGTTCGTCAACGTGATGCACGCCCTAAAATGCCTGTTCGATGAGATCGATGCGCGCGCGACCGTGCACGCGGCGACCGGCGAAATGCGCCTCGAAGGCGTGCCGCCCGAGGCCGAACTGATCGACGCACTGTCGCGCGTCGGGTGCGCCGGCGTGACGCCGGCCACGGTCAAGACGGCGATCGAGACGCTTGCCGCGTCGAACTTTGTCGATCCGTGGCGCGACGCGATGATCGCGCTGCCGCAATGGGACGGCACGCAGCGCCTGGACACGTTCTTTGTCGACCTGTGCGACGCGTTGCCGTCCGACGCGCTCACGGCGACGACACAGCTGCTGTTTGCGGGCATCGTGAAGCGTCAGCTGCAGCCGGGCGCGCCGCTGCCCGTGGTGCCCGTCTTGATCGGCCCGGGCGGCACGGGCAAGTCGTACTTCGTCGAGCAGCTGGCCGCCGCGCTGAAATTCCCGCAGCCGCCGGCGCTCGCCTTCACCGATACGATCCGCATGACGATGGAAGCGGCCACGAGCGGCATCGCTGAGCTTGCCGAAATGTCCGGCATGGGCCGTCGCGAAACGGAAGAGATCAAGCTCTGGACGACCGACACGTCGGACACGTACCGCGCGCCGTACGAGCGCCGCCCGTTTGCGCACCCGCGTCGCTTCGCGCTGATCGGCACGGCCAACAAGCATGAGACGAACCACGACGCGACCGGCAATCGCCGCTTCATGCCCGTGTTCGTGAACCGGCCGATCGACCCGAACTGGCACGTCGAGGCGCTACAGCTGTTCGCCGAGGCGAAAGCGCGCTTCGTTGAGCCGGACGGCGAGTACGCGCGACTCGTGCGCCGTGCGTCGGCGCTCGTGAAGGAATACAACGACGCTGACATGCGCGACGGCATCGGTATGCCGATCACCGACCTCGACGACATCCTGCCGCCAGTATTGCGCGCGCTGCACCGGCAGCACGGGCCGCGTATCCCGTCGGCCGAGCTGCGCGCGATGCTTGATCGCACGCCGAGCGGCCGGCAGGCGCATGCGCGCGCGATCGCAGGTTGGCTGCTCACCCGGGGCTGGCAGCCGATTCGCTCGGCGGCGGCGCGCTTCTACGACGCACCGCAGGCATTCATCGACAATCTGATTGACGAGAAGATTAACTCGGCGTTAAACTCTACCTCATCACCCTTTAACACGCCGTAAGGCGGACAGGAGTCAACACCATGACATGGGCAGAGTTTAAGGCGAAGATGGAAGCGCGCGGCGTAACGGACGACACGCCGATCGGCTATATCGACATCGGTTGCGGCGCCGATGTTGACGTCGACTTTCGTGACGATGGGTCGGTTTGCGTTTCGGACGCGTGATCATGAACGAGCAACGCGTGCATGAACATCCTAGCGGCCGACTGCTGCCGGACGCGAACTTCACGGTCGCCGAGGCGGCGCGCTTCCTGGTCGGCCTGCCTGCGCCACTGACGACAAGCGACCTCGGCAAGCTCGGCAAAGACTGCTCGATGGTCTGCCGCATCAAGGGCCTGCAGTGGACGATCCGACCGACGCCGCTCGCGCTGTGGCCGTCCGAACGCGCATACCCGGCTGCCGTGATCCAGGAAGTGTTCAAGACGAACCCCATGACGGCGCCGTACGTGCCGCAACCGAAAACGCAGGAGCAAACAGCATGAACGCGATAGATGCTTTGGGCGAAGCGATCGAGCAAGCGCTCGAAGAGTGCCCGACTAATGAGGTGCTGGCGTTTTTGACTGGCGCGTTCGTAGGACTGATCACGGAACTCGCGCGGCGCCACGGCGCGGACGCCTCGCAAGACATCAAAATCGACGGCGGCAAGAACCGCGATATCACGATCCATGCGGCCAAGGCGGCATGATGGCACGCTTCGTCTATATCCACGGATCGTTACATAGCGTCGTCCACTCCGATGCGGAAGCATGGGCGATCATCCGCCGATTCCCGCTTGGCACGCTGTACGAAGTGCGCGACGCGGCCGGCCAACCGATCGACGAATTCGAACCTTTCTGACTAGGCAAAGCCGTACCGCATGCGCGGTTTGTCGATGTACGCCCGATCTTTCGAAAACCCGGGTCAGTACTCGACGAACTCTCCGGAATCTGCTAACGGTGCACACGCCGCGCGGCCGACTCGAACCCGGTTGAAGACGGGCAAAGGCCGCAACGCCACTCCTACTAAGCGGGACAGATCAAAGAAAGTCAAGTACGGGGCTGCAGCGGGCTACGGTAGTGTGACCTAGCCTTAACCTGAAAGACGGACTGGATACATCGAACCGGCCGCATGCTGCACGGCTTTGACAAAAGAGTGTAGTTTCGATAACATCGAACTACACTCTTTCCCTTTTGTAGACCACAACAACATGACCCGAAAGACGCCACGCTGGTATCAGGCCGAAGCGGCCGACGAACTGTTCGGCGCACTCGCGACCGCAAAGAACACCAACCCGATCGCCGCGATCGTCACCGGCGGCGGCAAGTCGCTCCTGAACGCGATGCTGATCGAGCGCATCGCGCAGACCTGGCCGCAGGCACGCGTCATGTCGCTCGCCCCGTCGATGGAGCTGATCAAGCAGAACGTCGAAGAGGCGCGCGCCTTCTGGTCGCCGGCGATGGTCGCGCGACTCGGTATCTACTGCGCCGGCTTGCGCATGAAAGATCGCATGCACCAATACATTTTCGCGACGCCACAGTCGGTCGCACGGCAGGCGAAACGTTTCGGGCCGTTCGACTTCGTGCTCGTCGACGAAGCCCACCTGTTCAACATCGATATGAAGACGGCGCGCACGATCGTCGACACGTTTCGCGCCGCCAATCCGCACGTGCGGTTTGTTGGCATGACTGCGACCGACTTCATCATGAAAGGGCTGAAGGCCGTTCCGCTCACGCAGTGCGGTCTGTTCGACGCGAAGGTGTACGATCTGACGTCGGGCCGCAACTTTAACCGACTCGTGCGCGAGGGCTACCTGTCGCCGGTCGTGTCGCCGTCGCTGCGCTTCCCGCAGATCGACACCGAAGGCGTCAAGACGAAGGGCGGCGACTTCGACGAGGCCGAGCTCGCCCGGCGCGCGATGGACGTGACGCGCGAGTGTGTACGTGTGGCGCTCGAGCATGCGCCCGACCGCAAGCACTTCATGTGGTTCGCGGTGAACATCGAGCACGCGCATATGATCGAGCAGGCGCTGCTCGACGCGGGCGAGTCGGCCGTCGTGATCCACGGCGAGCTCGAGAAATCGGAGCGCGTGTCAGGCGTCGATGAGTACCTGAAGAAGCAACACCGGCACATCGTCAGCGTCGCGATGCTCACGACCGGCTTCAACGCGCCGTTCGTCGACTGCCTGGTTGCACTGCGGCCCACGCGCTCGCTCGTGCTCTGGCGGCAGATCGTCGGGCGCGGACTGCGGCCGTACGCGGGCAAGGAGAACATCCTCGTACTCGACGCGGGCGGCAACTTCGGGCGGCACGGCGCGATCAACGAGGAGATCGGCGCGGGCGACTCGCGCGCCGGACTATGGGTTTGCACGAGCGAGGAAGTGCGCAGCCCGTTCCCAGTCAAGCTGCCCGACGGCACGACCGCGCCTGGCCGCGAGCGATCGGGCATCCGCTTTCCGATCAACTCGCCCGAGCAGCCCGAATTCGACCTGCGCGTGATTCTGGGCCTGATGGAGCCGGACAGCGAGGGCTGCGGGTACCTGAACGACGCCGAGCACATGACGTGCCGGCAGTGCGGCCGGCCGCGCCAAGGCTTCCTGTCGGCGCGCGTGAAGCGCGCCGCCAACGAACGGGGCGTGCTCGCGGAAAGCGACTCGTACGAGATTCACGACGAGGATAGCGTCGTGCTGCGCGACGAGGCGTGTCGCGAGGTGCGCCAGTTGCCGGTGCACGACATGACGCTCACGCCCGAGGGCAACAGCGTCCTCGCATTCGAATTTGGGACGGACTTCGGCCCGTACCGCCTGCGGCTCGACTTCGACCGCACGACGGCCGACAACAAATGGTATGCGTTCGCTCGTAAGTTCTACGAGAAAGCGACCGGCCGCAAGGTGCCGACCGAAGCGTATCGCGTGCTGCTGCAGCGCGAATTGATCCCGAAACCTATTGACATTACACTTACCAAGTATGAAGATGGTCAGGTGTTCTTAACCGAGTTGCGCTTCCTGCGTAACGAACAACTGGAATCGTTCAGATATGACCCGAATTACCGATAAGAGCCGCGCCGATGCGCTGACGGACGCCATTTGGAGACTTAAACGGGACTTGGAGCGTGGGGATGTGGGCGCAGGCACATGCCTCGTTTACATAGCCGATCTTAGGACCATCCTCGCCGCGCCCCCTGTCGAGCAGCACGAAGCAGCGCCGACGTGGCAACCGATCGCTACTGCGCCGACGGATACGGTGATGCTGATCGCAGGGCGTTGCAGAGGGCGGCCGTTTGTGACTGCTGCAAAGCTGGACTCAGGCACGCGATACGGCACGTGGTTTCGCGGTGCTGAACATGGCGGTTGGGAGTGGGAATGGGACTTCGCCGCAGACGACGTAACCCACTGGATGCCGCTGCCGGCACCGCCCGCTGATGACGGCGCCTGATCGCGTCAATGGCGTGCCGCGCGCTCGCCTGGAACGCGAGTGCGCGAGCAAGAATCGCTACCCGGACGAGATCACGGCCCGTGCGTCCGGGCTGCACCACCAGGATCGCAACAAGCTCGACGCGCTATGGGTCTACTCGTGCAAGCACTGCGCGGGTTGGCACCTGACGCGGCGCGACAATGGCCCGCGTTGGCGGGTTTGATAGGAGAACAGAATGTCGTTCGCCATTCAGCTCATCAAAGCGCGCAACGCTCGTGCCTGGAGCGCGCCGGAACTCAGTCGTCGCGCTGGCGTGCGGCACAGCCTGATCTATGACTTCGAAGCGGACAAGCGACTGCCGAACCTCAAGACGCTGTTGCGATTGGCTGACGCGCTCGGCGTAACGCTCGATTGGCTGTGCGGGCGATCATCAGAATAGGAGAACAGGATGAAACGCTTCATCGTATTTGCATATGACCATGACTATCCGGGCGGTGGTTGGAACGACTTCAAAGATTCCTTTGACGAATTTGGCGCGGCGGACCAAGAAGCACGACGACAGATCGCGAAATGCGGCGGCTACAAGGACTATGCGCAGATTGTCGATACCGTCAGCGGGCGCGTTTGGGAGTACGAACTACATATCGACCGATAGGAGAACGGAATGACAGTATCAAATGAATATGTTGCCGCTATATACGCGTCAATGCCGCCGTCGGCACAGCGCCGCACGTCGGTAGAGAATGTGCGCGACGTGCTAGAAGTACTGGAAGCACGCCGACCCGCGCGCACGGACGAAGAAGTGCTCGCACTGTTCAATGAGGTGACGTACGAGGATTGGGAGCCGTCACACGTGTGGCAATTGCAAGTATTCGCCGACCGCATGCGCTGACCGCGCATTGACACAACACTAACGGCTCGATAAACTTATCGGGCCGTTACTCTTTCGATACCAACATGACTGAACGCTTGCTTTTCCTAGACTTCGAGACGTCTAGCCATACCGACCTGACCGAGCACGGGCTAGGCCGCTACCTCGACGACCCGTCGACGCGCGCGTACTGCTTCACGTTCCGACTGCCTGGCATGTCGACGGCGGACTTGTGGGAAGTCGGACAGCCCGTACCGAAGCAGATCATCGGACACCTGAACGGCTCGCCATTCGTCGCGCACAACGCACCGTTCGACTTCTGGATCTGGAACACGGTGCTGCGGCGGCAGCGGGGCTATCACGATCTGCCTGAGCTGCAGATCGGTCAGGTGCGCTGCTCGGCGGCGCGCGCCCGTTACAACGGCCTGCCAGGCTCGCTGGCTGGCGCGTGCGAGGCGCTAGGCCTGCCGGTGCAGAAAGACACCGAGGGTGCGAAGTGGATGAAGGAGATTGCGGCCAACCCGGACTGGACGCCGGCTGACCACCCCGAGCACTTCACCCGCACGTACAAATACGCGCTGATCGACACTGACGCGATGGTCGGCGTGTGGGAGAACACCGTGCCGCTGCCCGCGCGCGAGCAGGCGTACTTCGAAATGGACATGCGTATCAACGCGCGCGGCATTGGCGTCGACGTCGAAGCGGCACAGGCGATGGAAGACCTGAAGGCGTTCGCCGAAGCGCAGCTCGACTACGAAATGGCCTACCTGACCGACGGCGGCATCCTGGCCGTCACCGAGGTCGCGAAGATCAAGGAGTACGCCGCGACGCTTGGCGAGGACATGGACGACGCCGGCCGCGAGACGCTGAAGAAGATTGCCGCGCGCGACAACTTGCCCGACTCGCTGCGGCAGCTGATCGAGCTGCGCCTCGATGCGTCGCGCGCGCCGAAGAAGTCGGCGGCCATCCTGCGCGCACACGTCGGCGGCCGACTGCAGCACCACACGATCTACCATGGCGCACTGTCTGGTCGCTCGACCGCGCGCGGCGCCGGCGGCGCGCAGACGTTGAACACCGCGCGGCCGCGCCCAGGCAAGAAAACGGCGGACTGCGAGGCGATACTCGACGCCTGTCTGCGCGGCGATCGCGCCTACCTGTCGTCGCCCGAGGTCGGCCCGATCCTGGCCGCGCTCGCCGACGCGCAGCGGCAGTTATTCCGCGCCACGAAGCCCGGCCACGTGCTCGTCGGTGCTGACCTGTCCGGGATCGAGGCGCGCATGGCGCCGTGGCTCGCGAATGATGTCCCGAAGCTCGAAGCGTTCGAGAAGGGCATCGACGGTTACAAGCTCGCTGCGATGGACATTTACAGCATTGAATACGACGCCGTGACGAAAGACCAGCGCCAGGTCGGGAAGGTCGCAGACCTGGCTCTTGGCTTCGGCGGCGGCGATGGCGCATTCGCGAGCATGGCGGCCAACTATGGCGTCCACCTGCCGCCCGAACAGGTCAGCGAGATCGTCTACAACTGGCGGGCGGGCCGGCCCGCATTCGAACGGTGGTGGTCGCTTTGCGAATACTCGGTGCTCATGGCACTCGACCAGCCCGGTCGCGAGGTCGTGATGCCGGTCGGTCGCGACTTCTGCTCGCAGATCACGTTCGTACGTGATGCACGCGCGCTGCGCATGCACCTGCCGAGCGGCCGCGCGATCAGCTACCACAACGCACGCCTGCACCTCGAGCCCGGCGCGAACGTGCCGATCGCGATCTACGACAAACCCGAGGGCTACGTCGAAACGCTCGATCGCAAGATTCTTTCCAACAACCAGACGCAAGGGCTCGCCCGTGATCTGTTCTGGTCGGTGTTGCTCGATGTCGATCGTGTCGAGGAGATCGTGCATCACGTCTACGATGAGGCGCTCCTCGAGGTGCTTGCCGAGCTGGCCGCGTTGCGCCAGAAACAACTCGTCGAGCGGATGTGTCGCGGCGAAGCGTGGTGCCCCGGCCTGCCGCTCGGTGCTGAGGGTTGGCACGGCCTGCGCTGGCGGAAGGATTAACGTTGTGCTAACCTGATACTTCACAAACACTAAGGAGCAAGCAATGACCGATTTGACCGCAACCTTGGCCGAGCGCGCGGCGCGCTACGGCAAGTTCGAGGATCACGCCGTGATCGCGCAGGGGCTGAAAGACCAGATGTGGGCGACCGAAGGCTGGGCGCGTCTCGCGCCGGATCAGCGCCAGGCGCTCGAAGTCATCCAGGACAAAGTGGCGCGCATTCTGAACGGCGACCCCGATTACACCGACAACTGGCACGATATCGCCGGTTACTCGCGACTCGTCGAAGATCGACTGAACGAGCGGGCGCCGTTATGCGCCGCTGCGGATTTGGCGCGGCCTAGGACAGTCGGTGAGCAAAGGGCACCCGAGCGGGGCTGGATCGAATGGAAGGGCGGCGAGTGTCCGGTACCAGCGGACACGCTCGTCGAATACGTACTGCGCGACTATTACAAAGGCTGCAAGCGCGCCGGTGGTCTGTCCTGGGATGACACGGGGTCGGATAGCAATATCGTAGCCTACAGACTATTGCCGAAGCAGGGCTGATAGCCTTAGTACTGACGAGTACTTGACGCCCCGATATCGGGGCGTTAAACTTTAGCTACTCGATCATATACAGGGAGTTATCGACATGCCCCAACCGACCAATACCGAACTGGCGGCGCGCTACAAAAAGCTGCCGGTCGACCAGTTCACGATCACCGAACTGACCGACGCACTCGGCGTCGAAGTGTCCGCCGCGCTGCTCGGCACGTCCAAGCGTGCCGTCTATACCGTGCGCAACACGAACGTGCTCGGCATCGAACGGCACAAGCTGCTCATCGACGCCGTGCGCTCGAAAGAAACCGAGTGCCGCGAGCGCCTGCTGTTCATGCTGCAGCGCCGCGAGCGCCGCGAAGCCTCGCGCGCAGCCAAGGCGGCGCGCGCCGACGACAAGCAATAATCGAACCCGCTCTCTTCCACCAGGAGCAACAGCATCATGAAATTCGAATTCGACAGCATCGAGGAGTTGCAGGGCTTCCTCGAGTTTGCGCGCAACGTGAGCGCGATCTTTCGCGCCGCTCCGACTGAGCCTTACCCGGATCGCGCATCCTGGCCGGATGACATCGCGCTCGTCCCCGATGCGCATCTGACGCCGGAAGAACGCGCTGCCGCGCAGCACGAGGCACAAGTCGCCGCGACGGGCGCACTACTTTCGAGCGGGTTGAGCATCGCAGTACAGTCAGCCGCTCCGGATTCGGCTTCTGTCGCGCAATTCGGCACTTCCGTCAAGCCTCCTCGCAAGCGCCGCACGAAAGCCGAGATCGAAGCTGATAAGGCGGAAGCAGCCAACACGCCGCCCGATGAAACGAAAGCGCCGTCCGACGCGCAGGCGACCGCCGCTACGTCGCCGCTCGCGGGTGCCAACCCGTTCGATGCGTCGACGAGTAACCCGCCGGCGGCGACCGCCGCGCTGAACGAAGCGCCGGCCGGCACGACGGGTACGCTGTCCGCGCTCGGTAGTGACGTGCGCGCCGAAGCGCAGTCCGCTGTCGACGGACTGGGTGCCGACGTCGACCCGCAGTCGTACATCGCGCTGCGCGTCGCCGAAATGGGCGGCGCGTTCGATGCGCGCGAGCACATGAAAAAGTGCGTCGAGTTCATCGGCGCGCTCGGCAAGGCGCGCTACGATGAGGCGTTCGATCTGGCCGGCACGTCGCGTAGCGTGGCGACCTACACCCCAGCCGATTGCGCGAAGCACATCGCGGCGCTCGAATACCTGCAGCTGTCCAGCAAGGGCGCGTAACGTAGCATGCGCCACCTGCGGGCGGCGCTTTGCATTGGAGACGGTCATGTACATCGGCATCCTGCTCATCGTCCTGGCGGCCTTTGCATTCGCGTCAGCGGGGCTCTATTACGTCGCGGCGATCCTCGTGCTGTGCGGCAAGCTGCTCGGCACGCTGATCATCGGCATCGTTGGCGGTTGCCGCCTGTTCGCGAAAGGCATCTGGCTGGCGCTTGTCGCGCTCTGGCAGTGCGGTGCCGTATTAGGCGCTTGGGGCTTCATTATCGGGTGCGCGGCTATGCACTGGTTGATGAAACGTGTCGACCCTACTTGCACGATCGCCTATAGTGGCTGCGTGCATGGTGTCGAATGGCTGAAACGAACCTATGTGAAGCGCGAGAAGCGTGGGAGGGGATTGTGAGTGACACGACGAAATCGTGCCCGCATTGCGGCTACAACGACTTGGATATGCGCGACGACCGCAATCTCGCATTTCGCGTCGTCTGCCTGACGTGCGCCGCAAGCGGGCCCATCGAACGCACTGAAGAAGAGGCATTGACGAGCTGGAACGCTCGCACCGAATGAA